CGCCCGCCTGCAGGTCCATGATCACTCGATGATCGCCAAGATCGGCCTCCGCGAACTCCAGCAGCGCCAGTTCCGCGTCGCGCTTGTACGCCGCGTAGATGACCGCCAGCGGGCGGCTCTCGCGCAGTTCCGCCTCAAAGTCGATGCCGAGACGGACAGCTTGCAGGCGTGCGTCGTTGGCGATCTGTTCGGAGAGGCGTGCGTCGGGGGTCACAACCGTTCGTTCACAAAATCAATAATGCACCGCCGCAACTCATCCTCGGAGAAGTCCCCGCCTTCGCCCGATGGACGATAGATACGGATCTTGCCCATGCCGAGGTCGGTCATGATGACGCGGCCGGGTCCGTCGCCGAGGACCATGCGCGGGGCGAGGATGGGGATGTCAGGCGGGAACATGCGGCGCCCCCTGCGGCTTCCCCACAACCACCGGCTGCGGGTGCATCACCTCATGCTGCCGCGCTACGTGCTGCCCGAACAGGTCGGCGGTATGGCCAAGCAGCGCTCGGAATGTTTCGGCTTTCTCGCTCATCTGCGTGCGCTGCATCTCCAACTGGTCGCTCCTGGCATCCGCCTGCGCTGCGATCTGCCGCTCCTGGATCTTGCCTTGTGCCGCGATCTGTGCAGCCTGCACCCGTGCCTGCGCCGTCTGCTGGGCAATCTGTGGGTTCTGGCCGCCCTTCTCGCCCTGCTGCATCGCCTGGATCGCTTTCTGGAAGTCGAATCCAGGCACCACGAACCGGTCGCCATCCTTGTAGCCGGCCAGCGCGAACACCTCGTGCAGCACTTCCTCGAAGTTGATGCCCTGAGCCAACACGGGCCCGAAGAACTTTTGTAGCGACTCCGCCGCCATCAGGAAGTTACGCATCTTGATCGCCGGGTTCGTCGCGCCGATCCCGACATTGACCTTGACCGTCGCGTCCTTATCCAGCAGCGCGTCGGTGACGGCCGAGATGCCGTATTTCTGCTCGATCTTGGCCCGCTTGCCGCAGATGGCGAGTACCGTCTGGTCCGTCTCATAGGCTCGGATCAGATGCACCAACTGGCGCAACAGCGGCTCGACGAAGCTCTCGGCGAACACGCGCAGCTCATACTCGTTCATCCCGGACGCCTGCCCGGACATCAGATGCATGCCGGTCGCCGATTGCTCCTGGATCTGGGTTGCCTGCACCGACGAGTTCGAGAAATCCCCCACCAGTTCGTCGAAGTCGAGGTTGATGCGGTCCTGTTCGGCGTAGGCTGCCTGCGACGGCTCCGGCGGACGGTCCCACACGATATCCGTCTGCGGGTCCTTCGTGACGACAACCTTGCCGGGGATGAACGTCCGAACGTCCACGACCTCGATGCCAACACCCTGCTTGATAAACTGTCTCGGCATCAGCGACATTTTCATCTGATCAAAGCGCAGGTTCCAGTCGTCGTTGGTCGCCCGCTGTAGGTCGCGCACCAATTCTATCTTGCTCGCCGGATAGGTTTTATGCGTCTCCACCACCACGAAGCCGATCGTGAACGGCCGCATGCCGTGGAGGTAGACTTCTTCCAATGGCCGCGGATTGGTCAGCATCGCCGCCTGCCGGCCGAGCGTGTAGAAATGCCAGTCTCGGCCGGCCCAGCGGATGATGTTCTCGTGCACCCAGACGATATCGAAGTCCTTGGGCTTCCACGCATCGTGGTCCTTGCCCGGCACGCGTCCCGGCTCGCGTGCCCGTCGCGTTGTGTCATCGTCGATGTCCGTCGCCGATCGCATGGCCGAGTCCGGCATCGGGAACCACTCGCCCTTGTCCATCATCTCGCGCACGTCGGAGACATACATTGCGATCTGATAGATGAGGTAGGGCGATGCTTCGACGACATTGCGCCAGTCAGCGCCGGGTTCGAAGCGGATATTTTCCATCGGGATCAGGTCGACAACGGGCTTGTCGTGGACCTTCTCAATGTCGTCCTCTTCGCGGATCTGGATCTGGCCATCCGCGCCGCGCAGCATCGCGCCCGTGTGGGGGTCGATCGCCGGCACGATCCGCGGGCCATGGTTGACCTCCTCGTACTTCCAGTAGGCTTTCGCCGCGCACAGGCCCATGACCTCGCCGTCCTGCCGCGCGCCGACCAGCGTGAGAAACCATGGGATGCCGCCCTCGCCCGTCGGTTTCGTCAGGCGGTATTGGAGCAGTTCCTGCATCACTGCGGCACTGGCAGCCTGTTCCTTGTTATCCTCGTCCGCTGGCTGGATGTTGACCACATCCTCGTTCGAGAAGAACGCCGCCGCAGTCTGCGCCTCCGACTTTCGCACCATTGCGCGCGACTTCGGGCGGAATAGCGTCGTGCGGTGGCCGTATTCGCGCGAGTAGTATTTGCTATCGATCGAGTGCAGGCTCTGGAAGGCGCGGAGGCTTTCGGTCCAGCGGGCGCGTTTGCCGCTGTTGACCCAGTTCGTCGCCGCGGAATAGCAATCACGCGCAAGTTTCTGCCCTTCTTCCGGCGATAGATAGCCGCGCCGTATTCCTCGATCGCCGGGAGCGTCTGGCTCCCACCCTCCAGGGCCATCTTGGATAGATGGGGGCGTAAGTTCTCCATCAGGCATGTATGTTCATTTCAGCCTTGCGGCGTGCCCACGTGGCTTTTAACGATTCCGCCGCTCTTGCTCTTGATTTAGATGACCGTTTTTTCGCTCCTGCGCTAATATTGGCACAATGCGAGTCAGACCGTTCGCGGCCACTCATTTTAGCTTTCGCCGCATCCGAGTGACGATAGGAGCGGTGCTTTGCGCGACATTCCTCGCTCATTCTCCTTCCGCGTCGCACAACCGAAAGTTTGGCTCGCGTCTCATCACTAAGGCACTTCCCTTTGCGTTTCGCCGACATTTTAGCCAGCGCTTCATTTGAGAAGCCGTGACCTCTCAGTTTAGCAGAAATACGAGATCTCGCTTCATCGCTCAAAATGGGGCGGTTTTTTCTCGCCTTAGCCGATGCGGACATCTTCGCTCGCGTATCTCCGCAAGGATCGTAAACCCCATCACCGCCAGCGCTTAGATTGTAGCCTCGCTTAGCCAACGTGCTATCTTGAGCGATGAGAATACGCTCCAATTCTAGCAAGTTCTTTAGTCCCGTTGCGCAGGCGATAACCTCGAAATTGAACGCTGAGCGTCCGTATTTCGCGATGGCACGACCGATGCCGGTCTTCTTCGCATTTATCGGAGCGCAATGCGCCGACCACCGAAGTGACGGCTTCTGCGTCGTCACACCGATATAAGCCTTCCCACTTTCGATGCGAGTGATCTTATAGGCAACAAACGTCACAACCACCCCACCACAAACACCCCATCCCCGGGAATCTCGGTCATCAGCACCAGCCCCGTCGCCGAGAAAATGCCGGTCGGATCGCCATCCGTATCCTTCAGCCCGCTGCCGTCCACGTAATTGGTCGGCCAGAGGTTGTTCATGAGCATGGTCGTGCCTGGCGAGGTCGCGTCGTTGAACCAGAAGTCGTTGAGATACGGCTGCGTCGTCACAGAGAAGGAAGTAATCGTCGCGGTTCCCAGCACCACTAGACTTTGGCCAGTGAACGTTCCCGAGCCAGCCATGTCAGCCTCCTGCGTGAAAGGCTGTGCTAGGCTCCGCCCACCGTCGCCGTGCCAGTCGTCTGCACCGTGACGCCCACCTTGCACACGAGGCCGACGGGCGTTGCCGGGCCGCCGTACTTGAACCCACCCGGCGTCACGTAATCGGAGGGCCAGATACAGTTCGAAAGCTCGGCATCGCCCGGGGATGCGCAGTCATGCACGCTCGCCGGAACCGTGGTCGGCGTCACAGTGTGGGAAAAGCTCGTGATAGTCGCTGTTCCGGTCACGATCGTCGATTTCGGACCCTTGGTCGTGCCGTTCCAGGCCATTAGTGCCGACTCCTTTCCACAATCCCCTCCAACCGCACGCCATGCTCGATCGCCCGCAGCCGCCACCGCTCCGGCGCACGATCGCGGGGTAACCCATACCGCTCCAGAATCTCGCCGCCAGCCTGCATCACGCGCTGATGCGCACCTGGCGCCATGAGCGTCGTCAGGTGTAGCAAGTAGCCGTAACCGTTCACGTCCGGGTCATCCTCGACCATCAGCCGGATCGTGACCGTGCCGCCGTCGTAGGAGACACCCACCGCCCAGTCGTATCCTGGATAGTGCTTCGCCAGATCCTGTCCCACGGCGAGGCACATGTCCTGTTCGGTGAGAGCATGCTCGCCGTAGGATTGGAGGTCGATGGAGAGAGTGTCGGTCACGGCATTTCCACCACGCCACGTAGTCGTTCCCGGAGTTTGCGTGCGATCTTATCCGCCAAATCCACCGTCATGTCGGCGCCGACGGCATCATCCTCTGACATTGTCTCGTAAATGATCTTGGAAATTGCCTGCTCCGACAGATCTAATGCCGTCGAATGATAAGGTCTACTTCCCCAATACCACCAGTTTTCGCCGCCTGCGATAAGTCCCTGGTTGCTCTCTGTCACAATGGCAACTGGCTTCATGAACGATTGGGGTTCGCGCCAGACCATCTATTTGCCTATCAACGACCAAGCCACCAGCAAAAAGCCGAAGCAGGCTAACCCGCCAATCGCGATTCCCACGAAATGCATCAGTCCCACGCCAGCGAGAACGTGCCGCCACCGCTCGCGAATGACAGTCCGGCGAACAACGGCCAGTCCAACGTCGTCACGGCACCCACCGCCATGCCGCCGGACCCCACGCTCCAGATCGTGCCGGACCCCGAGGCCGTTGACGTACTGTCGTTGATGTAGGCGGCTGCCGTATTCGTCGCGACGCAGACGATCTTGCGGAAATAGCCCAGCGGCATGGACGCAGGCGAGACGCTACCCGGAGCCTTCAGCGCCGCGACATTCGTGGAGACGCTATTTAGTGTCGCATTGGCACCGATGACCCGGACATCAGCCGTCATGCTGGGTCTCCGGCGACAGCGTCTCTGCGGTCATGACGGGCTCGGCAGAGGATGGCGTCCCCGCATCCCCCACTGGCGACAGCGGCTCCTGCGCGAACTGGCTCGGCGCCGCTTCGGGCGCCACCGTTGCTGCGGCGGCGCCAGCCATCGCTCGGAACGTATTACGCCCCATCTCGACGCCCGCATCTTCGTCCGGGTGCGTGTCCCAATTGCGAATGCGGTTGCCGAGCGAGTGGAGCGCCTCGAACGCGGCACGGGCCATGGCTTCGATGTCGAGGGTCACTTATGCCCCCTAAATCCGAACTCGCCCCGATCCGTCTTCATCTTCGCGACCTTTCCTGGCGGGTGTTTCAGCGGCGACGCAGCAGGGATGGCTGTGGGTTTGTGCAGCTTGCGGTCCGCCTTGGCGTCGATCTTGTGCTCTTCGGAGGTGGACATGCGGCCGGCTTTCACCGCCTGCGTCGCGCGTGCCTTCGCGTTGGCTGCGTGACTGGCATCTGGAATTGGGTACGATCTATCAGGGCCGGCGAACGTCGATGCCGGAAGTTTCGCACGCGCCTTGGTGCTGAGAACTGCCATCAACTTAGATCCTCTCTTGATCGCGGCTCAGAACACTTGCACGTCTTAGCGAACATCTCGCGGCTTCCACTCGTTGAATGACAGGCCATTCCGGGTAGGCGGCTTCTCCTAGCCAAAAATAGAAGCTAGGCATCGGGCGCGGCAGCACGATTTCTCTTTTGTTGCCGGACTCATCCCAGCCGGAAACAAGAAGTGGCCTCTTCCAGGGGTTTAATTCTATGGCCATCAATCCGCCCTTCCCTGTCGCACAAACCCATCCCGCATCGGCTCAGCCTTGTGCGCCTTCATGCGCCGATGCGCCGTGCTCTTGCTCGTGCCGAACTCTTTGGCCACGCTCGCGATCGTCTGGCCTGCGGCGTGCCGCTCGGTCATGTGGTGGCCTTGCGGGGTAGGCTTGGCCGCCTTCGGCAGCTTCCCGCCGGGATCGGCGTTGGCGAACTCCTGTCCCACCTTCTTCGGAATGCCGAGAATGGAATGTCCGTGCGCGGCTGCCTCCATGGCGCGGCGCTGCTTCTCAGAGACAGGTGGCATCAGCAACTCCTATCCAAACGAGCCTTTTATTGTTTCGCCTCGGACATGCTCAGGTCCGGCGCGGGCCAAGCTAGGGTCTTAACGCCTATACGGGGCAGCCACGGCTAGCCGCGCATCCCGTTCAGTACTCCCCTGCTGACATAGGCCACACCCCTATGCCGGTTCGCTGTCCCTCTCGACTCGTCTCATTTCCGCCGCCTCTGGCGTATGTACCGGTCGCAGCATTGCCGCCATCTCGCGCCCATGCTGCATCGCGTCTCTCTCGTCTGGGAATGCCATCTCCCACCGACTTGCGAAGCCATCATCCCATTCGATGAGGACGCCCCAGCCTCCGCGATCAGGAAAGGTGGTGATTTTGGTCATCGATCCGCATAAACCGGCGGCGTCGTATCCTCGGCGGAGTAGAGTGCTGGCGGAACTATTTCCATATCGTATATTCTCGACGTAGCGTCAATCAGGTCTTTTCGTTCCCCAAACGGGAACGTCCTGTACTCCTCGATCAGCGCCAGCGTCACGTCATAGATCCGGCCGTCTTGGTCCGTCGAGCGAATCGCCTTCGCGACGAGGTCTGCCGAGCCGGCCTGCACCGTCGCCATCTGCAGCTTCGTCAGCCCCTCTACCGGGCGAAATTCAATCTCCCCGAACAGCTTCGACTCCTGGTCCGTCTCAACCCGCCACACCGCAGGCTTGCCATCATGCCACACGGCCAGCGGCAGATAGAAACGCGAATTGCGGAAGTCCGGTTCCAGGCGCTCCACCCGCTCCGTCTTGCTCTGCCCAGAGTCCCGCACCCAATTCAGCTCTTTGAGCGTAAACCAAGCCTTGTCGCGCTGCATCTGCTCCTGGAAGTACTCGTCGTCAGATTGGGCGCCGTATCTTTCGTAGCCCACAGCGATGTGCCCAACGCCAACCGCGCGCGACCACTTACGGTACAACTCCCGCATCCGCACCCAGCGTTCCGATAACGTCATCCGGTGGCAATGGCCGTCGAGGAAGAATTTGGCGCCGTTCCTCGCCAGCCCTACCACCGCCATCGCCGTGTTGTCTGAGGTCGCCGATCGGCCGCGGCTTGGGTCGATCATGATGTAGACGTTCAGCGTCCGCGGACGCACCTCATAGGGTCGTAGCCATTCGGTGCGGAAGGTAGCATCACTGTCGGCGAGCGGGTTCTGTAGGAGCTGCGCCGCCACAATCGTGCGGGACTGTGTCCGTAGCCGACGCTGCCACTCAGCCACCGAAAAAAGCACCGGGCGACCGTCCATTCGACCGTTATGCGTAGCAGGATAGATCCGTGGCTTGGCTGCTCCACGCTTGATGATCTCCGCGTAAGTGTCCGCGAGGGAATAACGCGTGCCGATATGCCGAGCGGCGCCCCCATATTCCGGTTGCACGCCCAGGTTGTCACTCAACCCCCATGCCTCCGTCGTCTTCTGCACCTGGTCAGGTGTCGTCACGCTCTCACGCGTCACCACGTCATCGTAGACTCGCAGGCGGAAGTGCTTGCCAGTGGGCTGTCCGTCCACCAAGCCCCACGCCTCAACCGTCGCCTCTTTCGGGTTGCCACGGCGCTTGACGATGATGCCGCCGTCCTCGCTCCACTTCGGCGATTCCTTCGCCGGGTCAGCGTAGAAGATATCCGGGTACGTCGCCTTTAGAACGTCGTTGATCTCGAGTTCAACCTTGATCTGCTTGAGAAACCCCTTCGCGATCGGCCGTGTATGCGAGAAGATCCCAACCGTTATCTCCGGATCGCGGCAAATATCCTGGATCGTCATGCCGAACGTGATTATACTCGACTTGCCGTGCTCTCGTGCCCATAGGTCCAGGTATCCGTCGCGGGCGGTCTCCACTTCCCGGCAGCGGTCGAACAGCCAGTCTTTGTCGAGGTCCTCCCGGCGCAACAGCACGACCAGCAAAAAGAATAGGTCGCGCCGGCCCAACTTCTGTCGTAGCTTGCCGACCTGACGGATCTTGCGCGCGTCGGCATGGCAGTCGCGGTAAAACTCCCAGCTAGCCGTCCGCGTCGGCGGGTTTGGCAGCACCCAGTCTTCGAAGCATGATTTCGTCTGCCCCATCCGGCTCCTCGGTCGGCTTTGGCGTCGTATCATTCACGTCCAGCGCCTGCTTCGGCATCCCGTCGAGGCGGTTGAGCACGCTATTGGCGGCGTTGAGCGTGAGGAAGTCGAGTGCGTCGCCGCTGCCGTCGGTGCGGTCCATGAGTGCGACCAGCTTGTCCAGCGCGCGACGCTTGAGGCGTTCCCGTTCCTCGTTTTCGATGCGCATCAGGAATCGGCCTTTCGCGTCACGCTTGCAGACCTCCACACCCGCGCCGGGACGCCAGTTCGAGCGACGGCCGAACGCCGCTCCGCCTGTTCCTATTCCTCGCCCGGCTCGGGCAGGGCCGTAATTCGTCCATCCTGCGCCCATTTGTTGCTAACCCGGTGCACACGTCATACCGGCGCACGTAGCCCCAGCGCGATCATACACGCTTTTGTGCCCCAAATCGCGCCAACTGTGCAAGAGGCGATTTCTCGGCCATCGTTTGTGCGATGATGGCGATACCCTGGAAATACCAGCGCCGGATCGCCCGATGGTCGGCTTTTACGAGCCTCGCGATACGCTTCCATGTATAGATATGCCGGTAGTTGGTCGGATGGATGAGGCTGCGGGCTCGCACCACGCGGCGCAAGACGAATTTGTCATCTGGAATGTAGTGTATCCACGAGAACGCTTCATCCATTCGCGAAATAGTTGCGGCATTCGGGATCGCTGCGCGCATTGAGGTGGGGGTATAGCCATAGGCTTCCTCGTAGTCATGCACGGGCTCTGGCCAGCTATTGCCGTATCCCTTGGGCGTATATGAGGGGAGATGCATCGCCAACAATGTAGCGCCGGCTTCTTCGAGACGGCCGATAATCTCCTCGGGAGTCATCGATGCTGATTCCTTTCCTGCCCCACGGCCTGTGCGCGCCAGAACAGCAGGTCGCGGCGGAGTTCGTCGAGTTCGGAGGAGGGAGGGGCGGTTATCGAAAGATGGCGCTTACCATCGTAGCGGCCCAAAACGTATCCGGCGGCATAGGCACATGCCATCAAAAGAAATGTTGCGAAAATGCCCATCATGTCTCCCCCGTCCCCTTTCCTACGGCACAAGCCGAGATGGGCGGCATTGGCGCTGTTCGTCCAGTGGATTTGACGAAGGACGACGACCGCGTTCTACCGCGACACCCGCGAAATAGCCGCCGGCCCAAAGCATGACGCCAGCCACCAATATCCCGATATCGTTCAACATTCTCCTGTCCCCTTCACATACCGGAACACACCGTCGTTGCCGCGCCGCCAGAGACCGCCGAGGTTGTCAAGGAAGGTGGCGTCGTTTGGCCTAGGAGAGCAAGAAACCCGACGCACCTGAGCAATCTCACAGCCTAGCATAGTACCGAAAAGCGCACCGTAACTGACGCCAAGAAGCCCGGCGACGCTTGCTGGATCAGCAGTCATGCCATTTTCCTCCAGCCTCGTTCGACCAACCAGCGAGCTACTCCATGGCGGCTACAATCATCAGGATCTGATTCCTGCCATCGTTTTATTTCGTCGGCAAGTTCTCCAACGTGGTTCCAGCCTTGCGGATTAGGGTAGCCTACACTAGCGGTCCCGAGTATGCCCTGAGGGCTCACCGTCCATTCTCCACCCGTTCCCGCGCCCTCTCGACCTCCACCCTCTCGCTTGCGTCGCGGATCGCCTGGGCGACGGTGGGCAAACCGCGGTCGGAGACGAGGAGCTCGACGGCGCGGCCGAGCCATTGGAGGAGGGCGTATTCGGCTGCAGTCATTGCAGTCTGTCCAATTCTGCCTTCGTAATGGTTAGCCATTCCTGGCCAAGCCAATCAATTGCCTTGTACAATTCATCAAGCCTGTCCTCCCATGCCCCAGGATAATCGGGAAATTCCGCCACGCAATCGTGCAGCCTTTCCACGGCTCGGCGTGCCCTCACAAGCGCGCTGTCGTATCCTGAAGAACTCATTCTTCCCCCAACACATGGTCGATCATGGCGCGCCAGGTTGCCATTGCCTGGCTAGCCTCCCTCAACGCCCGCAGCACCACCCGCACATCCCGCGCATACGTCTCCACCGTCTCCGTGGTCATCATCTCGGCGTTGTAGCCGTGGGAGACGGCGAGGGCGCGGGCGGCGCGGGAGAGGTCGGGGGTCACGTCCAATCGCCCTTCATCCGCCCGCTCGCCACCTCAATCCTCTCACCTTCCCCTTCAACTAGCACAGTCGCCGTATGCTGGTCATCGTCGACCCACAGGAACTCCATAGGGGCTTCCACCAGATCACCCAGCAGCTTCTGCGTGGCTTCCACGAGGTCAACAAATACCCGGAACTCATGGAGGCATACGTCGCGGCGGTCCTCGGGAACCTTGGCGAAGTCGTGGATGGTGCTGATGTGGTAGGAGCGCCGCCTGGCGAAATCGTCACGCAGGCTGGCGATGCGGCGGATGATCTTCTCACCTTCCTCCGGGGTCATGAACGGACCCACGCTCGCCACATTACAACCACCATCATCGCCCCCCCGGTGATCATGCCAGCGGCAGCCGACCATTCGCCGCCAAAGATGCCGGCGCCGAGGCTGGCTAGCATGCCGGTGCTCCAGCCATACCACCAGCCGGCTTGGCGCTCGGTCACTCCCCGATCTCCTTGCGCACGCGGATGCCTTCTATGGTTAGCGCCCAGCACTTAACCCACCGTTCAGCGCCTTCCACCCCGCGCATCTCCAACCATTGGCGGCCAGCGATACCACGACGCGTCAAGGCATCGAGCGTGCGCCACAAGGGATTCCCAGGAGAATGGCGCCATCCCCCATCCGCCGGCAGCCAGCGCAGGGCCCGGAGCTTGGCGGGAGTGAGGGTGGGAAGCGGAGCGGCGCTCACGACACCCCTCCCTCGCCCGAAATCCGGCCCGTGGAAGGCGGTGAGGCGGCCGGGGCGTAACTGGGGCACGCGGAGGGGGTAGCGGGCTCTGGCGGGCCGTCTGTGGCGTTGAGGGAGCCGAGATACCTCCACGCCGCATAAGCTTTCGCGTCAGGCTCGGCATCGCGCCCATAGAACACCGCAATGTCCACACCGCCGTCGTCGTCGATCATCTCCACGCGCCAGCCGCCGCTGATGCCGACGTTACGGGCGACGCTGACCTCGACGAAGATCCTGCTCACTCCACCCTCCACCACCTTCACGCCATCCTCCCAGACGGTCGCATAGCGGAATACGGCGTCCATCTCCCGCCCGATCCGGTGCGCCACACCCTCCCACGATGCCGATCCGATGCATGTGCTACCGGGGGGAAGCGCCGAGAGCATGACGCTTGGTCCATCCGGGGCGGGGTAGCGGCCGGTCGAGCGGCCTGGGCGGCGTTGCGGGAGGTCGGGGGGTCATCGCTCCCTCCAAATCCGCAACCCGTCGCCTTCCTGGCGCGACACGAACCGCACGTCGGGGTGGGTTTGGCACCAGCGTGTCGCCGCATTGCGGGCGCGGATGCCATCCAAGCCACTCCAATGGCGGCTGGCACCGACGGGCCACTCCGCGAACCCGTACCGGCCGTATCGGGGCGGAGAATCGGTTGGTATCGGTATATCGGTCTGATACTCGCTCATGTGAAGTAGCTTATCGGATTGCGGGGAAAATGGCAAGGGGTTTTTTGGGTGCATGGAAAACGCGTGGCTCCTGCTTGGGGGAAAGAACCCCAAGCGCTGCATGGCTTGGGTTCTTCCCCTTTAGGGGCCACATCAAACCCATGCGCTTGGCTTGTGCATGGCTTCCGCATGGGTTCAGGCTTCCCATTCAATGCCAAAAGGCGTGCCTTCGGGAGAACGGATGCCCTTGGCAATCACCCGGTTTTTGCGCTTGTACGAGACCTCCTCAAAGCCAGCGTTCGTTAGGTGCGCACTCATCTCCTTTCCCCCGGCGGCGGTAGAAATCCCATTATCTCGGTATAGATTAATGATGGAGCGCGTCGTACCAGCACGGAACGTATAAGCCTCACCGTCTATCCCACGAGAAATAGCAGCTTTTATGGTTTCAATAGTATCGAGAGAGATTGCGTCTTGGGGCGGAATCCATGGAACGGCGGCGGCCACGTCCTCCCCGTTATCAAGGGCATACGCATCGCGTCGGAACCATTCCGCTTCCTCGATCGGAGCGTGATTGATCTTGGCACCATCGAGCCGGAAATAGAATTTCCTCCTTTCTATGGAAATTCCGAGGTTTTTCGCCTCTTCTTCCGACATTGGACAAACTGTAAATGTCACGCGAGCGGCGCCAACGATTGCGCCAGCCCCGCGTATTCCGTCCGGATCGCCGGGCACGATCGCACCTTTGCGGACGTGGTGGGCTAGGATCACCGCTAGTTTGTGGTGCTCGGCCAGCCCACGTAATTGTGCAACAACAGCCCGTAACCCTGTGTTATCGTTCTCATCAGAGGTGTGAAGCTCCACCATCGGGTCAAGCATGACGATGTCAGGCTTGAATTCCTCGATATGAGCGAGAAGATCCACCATCGCATCCGTCAGCTTTACGCGGCCGGTCATCGCATCGCGCTCGATCAGGGTGCCGATGTCGTTTGGACCGACCGTGCGAAGGTTGGGAACGAGATCAGCCGGCTTACAGTTGAACTGCCTCACGGTCGCTGAGAGGCGTCTTCGTTCCTCGCGGAGATCATCCTCCACATTGTACGAGAGCACCCGCATGGGTTTGCATGGGTTGAACCGGTGGTATCCGACGCCCAAAATCGCAGCCACCGACCATGCCTTGAGCAGCATGGACTTGCCGACCGCGCCAGCTCCGGCCACGACGGTGACGCAGCCGCGCTCGATGTAGCCTTTCGCTAGCCATTCGCGCGGCGGGATATCGGCTTCGACCCAAGCCTCGTCGGAGTACCAAAGCGCCCGCTTAGGCAGCTTTTGCGGAGCTATGAAAGCTAGCAGCCGGTCGGCGTCCCACCCATCGCGCACCGCATCGCCAACGTCCCATCCCTCTGGGACACCATCGGGGGGTGTAAGGACAGTAGGACGCGCACCATAGTGCGGGAGCTGCTCAGCTATATGGGCCGCTGCTTCTCTGCCTGGCTTATCGGCATCCGGCCAGATCGTGACATCCCGGTTGGAGAGCATCGCCCATTGGACGTATTTCCATGAGGCTGCTCCGTTCGGCCATGACAGTGCGATCCAATTATCGGGAAGCGTTTCGTTGGCGAGATCGCATTTTGGTTCTCCCTCGACTAGAAGGATCGGAGCGTCGGGAAACTGATGCAGGAGTTCAGCACGATAGAGGCTGCGCGGCTTCGGGAGAGATTGCCAACGCCAACTCTCTTCCCCCGTTTTGGTATTGCGGCAGTAGGTTAACGGGACAACCTGCTTCCCTTTCTCGGGTTCGCACCGGTACACAAATGCGATGATATTGCCTTCCGTGTCCCGATAGTGGGCGACGTGCTTGGGTGCACCATGCTCGGGATGCCTAGTTGGTGGCGGCGGAGCGTTTGAAGGAATGGGAAATATACCATCCCATTCCACCGATTCCCGCGAACGGATTGAAGTAACTTGCGCGGTCCTGGGTGTGATCTGGCTCACACCTCCAAGGATGTCGGACAATTGCTTTGCTGCTTCGATCTGGTTTATCCGGTGCATAGCGGCAAACAGACTGATGAGGTCGCCACCGCGGTCATCCGTGGAAAAGTCTGCCCAGCGTCCTGTTCGAATATTGATCGAAAGGGATTCGCCAGCAGCACCCGACAGGTCCCCAACAACAAATTCCTGGCCGCGGAATTTGCCGGCAGGAAACCACCGTTGCAGCAGATCGTTCGCCTGCGCCAATGCAGCGTGCGCTACCGACTCGAAGTCAAACGCCGTGCTCACGGCGAAGGGGCTTACAGAGGCGCGACAATCACTGTGTCGAGCGCCTCTCGATCGCGCGTCGAGCCGACGAACCTGCCATCGTCGCGTTCGCGCTCGAAGGTGTCGAGTACGCCGATTGCCATACGGACGACGTCATTGGTCGAAATGTCACGCTTTGTTGCAATGGCCCGCACGCGAGCTGCTACGGCAGGCGGCAGGTAGACCGACAGGCGCTCCCGGGTGGCTGACACGTCGCGGCCTCGTTTCTCGGCAGAGTTAACGTCATTTCTGCCACCCTACCACGCTCCGCGAGCGCAACACAACCGCCCGCGCGACGATCGCGGACGAAAAACGCGTGGGGGAAATGCGCCAATGGCCGATTTAGGTGTTGACGGCGATGGGCCGGTGGCTTATCCTATTACGGTCAACACAGGAGGCTTATGTGATCCGCCAAGGCGACGTACTTATCGTGCCGGTCGAGACGATCCCCGAAAACGCGCAGCCCATGGCTTCGAAGGACGGCCGCTTCGTCCTGGCCGAGGGGGAAAGCACAGGTCACGCGCACTCCATCGCGCTCTCCGACCGTATCGCAATGTTCCGGGAGGACGGCTCCGGTGGCGGCCTCTTCCTCACCGTCTCAGGCGATGCGCCCGCGGTACTCGAGCACCAGGAGCACACAGCGCTTCCGATCGCGCCCGGGAAGCATCGCGTGGTGATCCAGCGAACGTTCCAAGCGGGAATGGTTCGCCGCGTGGCCGATTGACATGGAAAAAATCACCGAATTGACGGCCGAACAGGCCGCGATGCTCGCTGCGACGCGGGACGAGCATCTGCGGCATGGACTCTGCTGTGATCCGGCCGATCGCCCGCGCGCAACTTCAGCCTTCGAGCGAATCTACCAGCGGCTGTCGCTGAAGGCGCCGTGGGTGATCTGGGTCAGCAGCCCTCTCGGCGCGCATTTGGCGCACGCGCTGCTGACGGCGACAGGTTTCCGGGCTCAGGTCCGGGCTCAGGTCCGGGCTCAGGTCCGGGCTCAGGTCCGGGCTCAGGTCGGGGCTCAGGTCTGGGATCAGGTCGGGGCTCAGGTCTGGGATCAGGTCGGGGATCAGGTCGGGGATCAGGTCTGGGATCAGGTCGGGGATCAGGTCTGGGCTCAGGTCTGGGATCAGGTCGGGGATCAGGTCGGGGATCAGGTCCGGGCTCAGGTCTGGGATCAGGTCCGGGATCAGGTCGGGGATCAGGTCGGGGCTCAGGTCCGGGCTCAGGTCGGGGCTCAGGTCCGGGCTCAGGTCGGGGCTCAGGTCGGGGCTCAGGTCGGGGCTCAGGTCGGGGCTCAGGTCTGGGATCAGGTCTGGGCTCAGGTCCGGGATCAGGTCTGGGATCAGAAAATCGACTTCATGCCGGCCACATTATTCGGTCAGCACGACGCCGGCTGGGTTGCCTGGGTCGTGGCGGCCGTCGCGATCGGCGTGAAGCTCCGAAGCGATACTGCGGACACATTCAGGATTTTTCTGGACCTCTGCCAGTCCTGCATGTGGGCGTACTGCTTCCGGGGTGCCGTCATCGCATGCGACCGGCCGGCAACGATTCACCGCGACGAAATCGGGCGGCTGCACAACACCTCCGGGCCGGCGATGGCGTTCCGCGACGGGTGGACGATCCATGCCGTCCATGGCGTTCGGGTGCCGGGCTGGATCATCGAACACACCTCCAGGATCACCGTCGCCACAATCGAAAGCGAGCAGAATTCCGAGATTAAGCGGGTCATGATCGAGCTATTCGGCTGGGATCGCTACGCCCAGGAGTCCGGCGCGGAAGTCGTCGACCACGACGAGCGCTGGGGGACGCTCTATCGCCGCGTCGCCGGAACGGAACCCATTCTCTGGCTCGGCGTCATAAACCGTTCGCCGGAGCCGGATGGGTCGTTCCGGAGGTATGTGCTGCCGGTGCATCCCGAGCTGCGACTGCTCCCCGATCCAGCGCTTCCCGGAGACGATTTCGGAGCACCTCAGAAGCTCACCGCGTTCAACGCCGTCGCCAGCACGTTCGGAATGACAGGAGCCGTCTATGCGGCGCAGCTGAGCGCAGAGAGCTGAATGGCGATGACCACGCAGGACTTCCGCGCCTCACTCCAACGCCTTGGCTTACGCCAGATCGACGCGGCGCCAATCCTCGGCATGAGCGCCGGCCACGTCAATCGGTGCGCGCAGGGGAAGCGCCCCGTGGCACCTCCGGTCGAGCGGCTGCTATGGGCGTTGGAGCGGGATCCGGCTCTGGTAGGCGCCGTGGCGCAGGCGTTCGCCGACGAAAAACGCCGCCCCGGGTGAGGGGCGGCGTTTTTCTTGCACAGGGACCAGAGTTTGCCGATGGGAAGGAGGTTAGCGCGGTAGCCGCCCACAGTCAATCACCTCCTGCGCCTCCCGCCACATCCTCTTCAGCTCGCGTCTCGCCTCGGCATCCGGCGCGGGCCAAGCGGGGGAGTTGGGGTAGTCCACGTAATGGCACGCAAGGCCGTCGCTGCATGCGCAGAAGGGATCGCCAAAGGGGCAGGCGCGGTCGGTCACGTCTCCCCCGCCAGTATGCAGCGGTCCATGTTGTGCGGGGTCATGCGGAAACGGCCATGCGGGAAAGCTTCGTGGAGGGGGTCGGATCTGATCATGGCGCAGGCCCCATCTTGCGGCGTTCCAGCCGTTCGGCACGGCCCTGCTCGCGTTCTAGCCACATTTCCACCGCCTGCACGATCTGCCCGGCCACCGACCCAGGCCGGCGCCGCAACTCGTCGTAGAGCGGCTGCGGGAGGCGGACGGGAACCTGGAAGGACTTGCGGGTCTGGCGCTTGGGTTGAGTCATGGGCGCCGCTCCAGCCAGCAGGGCTTGCCTTCCTCATATTCCAGCCACTGCTGCCAATAGAATAGCCCCCAGTTTATGGGGTACCATCCGCCGCGCAGCAATTCGCCGAAGCGTGTGAGTACGACCAGACGGTGTTTTGGCTTGGCCATAACCGGATAGTGCCATTGCCATCGGTGGAGATGGTATGCATCTAACGCAGGGCAGAGATGCAATGCATCTTCTGATTAAATGGTTAGATGGAGTGCATTCTTCGCTCGTCAACAACAAGTTGGCCCAGCGCCTCGTGGTTCTGGGGCGGAGACAATAAATGGCTGCAAATCTCATCAAACTCGCGAACTGCGAAGGCCGAACATTCGCTCTCGGACAGACTGTCGTCTGCCGCGGCGAATCCGAGGTTCCGAAGGTCGAAGGCACGATAATATTTCCACCGCCGGCCCATTCCGCCCTTGCTCACCCGTGCCGGACGTGGCATAGTTGCGCAGACGACGGGACTTGGACGTCTCCCTCCCTGGAACTGGCTCGGCTGCCTTAGGCGCCGGGCCTTATTTTACGCCCCCCACCCCCTCGTCCTCGCCACCGCCCCCGACGCCAACACCACCTCCATCTCGATTGCCGACCCCCACTTGCCAGCCCGCGTCCGGACCATCAGCGCCCCTTCCTCGGTCAGCGACTTCAACGCATGCGAGAGCGTATCGTTGCTCATATCCATCTCCATCGCAAGCGCGGACTTGTACGGCAGCACGCCGCCCACCGCAGCCTCCAGACGGGCCAGCACGCGCTGGGCGGACGAGCCGTAGCGGGGGCGCTGCGGAGGCGGTGGTGCGGGCTCCAGTGGCTGTGGTGGCGGGACGGAGGACCAGCCGGGCGGGAGCTGGGGGCGGAGGGATTGGCGGCGGAGCGCTTCAGCGGGCGACATCACGCGACCCAATCAAAAAGCGGCGTTCCGAGCATAGATCTCGGCCATGCACGCCGCGGCATCGGCATGTCTTCCGGTACCATCTGCAAAGCGAGCAAGCCGCCTTGTGTCTCTCCACACGGTTTAAATCCTGCCTTCATAAACGTCCATCCCCATACCGGGTTGCCGTGCACCATCGTAGGTTTTACCTTGTCCCGATCAATGAATGTGACCATACCAAGATCCGGCCGCGAGCCATAATAAGCCCAGGTCGCAGCGATTGCCCACCGGATCATATCAGACGCAATTCCTGCACCCTCTGACCGAAAAGCGGAACATACCCGCGCACCGGCCCAGGCGTGTTTGGTGAATTCCGCAAACGGCGCCGAAGTCACCCAGTATGCGTGACCATTGCGCGCCAGTAGGACAAGGCACGATCCTGGCGGTACAAACTGCGGTGAATCTGGCGACTGGCGGCTGTAATGGCGATCCGCTAATCGCTTGGCGGCTGGATCGGCACGGTGCGAGAAGCACCAGGGTTGGTCTGGATGATAGGTCACGGCACCCACCTCACCACCTCATAAATCCCCCACCACCCCAGCACTGCCCACGCCACCATCCCGACGACGGGGCGCCAGTAGAGCAGCGGGAACGCGAGCGCGGCGAGGGGGATGAGGGCGCGAGTCACCTGCTCGGCCTCACCCCATACCGCACCCACCCGCCAACCGTCTCCCTATGCACACCCATCCAGTCGGCGAGCGTGCACAATCGCAGCCCGCACGCCATCCACTGCCGCATGAGGGCCACGTCGCGCATCCCCGGCCCGACGCCGGCCGCGCGTGCCATGTCCTCTACCATGCGGCGCTGGTGGGCATTGGCCGCAGCGATCGTGGCGGCTCGGGAGGCAGCGGCACGGGCACGTGCCTCTGGTGTGTTGGCGAGAGGCAACCGCGCCTTCACGGCCGCGATGTCATAGACTTGGCGGCGGCGCTGCTCGGTCAGGCGCATACGGTTGGCGGGGATGGCCCACCAGGCGCGCATGCCTGGGTGGGAGACGAAGAGGGACATGGGGGTTATGTCCCGTCGGGTAGGGAGATAGGACGCACATTGCGACCATGGCGCCAGTTCGGGTTGAGCTCTCCCCGAAAGCTGGGGCGCCGGCCTCGCTCCGTCGAATCGCGCTGATTGTCAACAGGCGTCCCAGGTAAGAGGTGCTCCGGATTTACGCATGGAGGATTGTCGCAGGCATGCCGAGCCTGTTCGCGTTGCCACTCGTCCATCGTACCATGAACGATCTCGCATACAAGGCGCGAAACCACAATCCGCTTCGGGTTCCTACGATCGATTGGCTTGCGTGGATCGCAGACGTCGGCATAGCCTCTGGAAGTTTTTGTTCTGGTCCACTCCCAGCAGCCAGACGGGGTTTCCGCCGAATAACGGCGCAGAAACGCCACGAAGGCGTCTCTACCTTCCTTTAGGGCAGCGTCCAATTCTCGCGGCAATCCACGCCGGTAACCAGCCGTCCAATGCATTGGCTAGTATCCCCCACCAAGAATGACACACTGTATCTTTTCGTTATAGTACCACGCTGCGACGACATCTGGAACATTCTTCTGATTCTTCAGATCGACGCGCCGGTCGTCCTCAATCGGCAGCCACTTATCTGGGATTCCGCGCGATGGGTCGGGATGCTTAGGGCGTGCCTCTAGTACGTTGCCATGCTGGCGAATCGTAACGAACGCAAAGTCCCCTTCGGAGCAGCAGAATCGTCCCATGTGATCATGCTGCTTCGCAATCCATTCCTTCTCCGTCGCGGAGAATGTCGAGAGTTCCTTAGCATCCGCCGAGCCTGGTGGAGGTGGAACGGCCAATGCCAACGACGGAATTATTGCCGCCACAACGATAAGCCCACGAATCATGTTCATGTCCCATAGGAGTTAGTGTTGCCTAGCCGATAACTGTTGTCATGGATTGCGGAGGTGAAACGCCCTTCTTGAGCCTCCCATACCCGATCCGCGGCTCCAACCCTTCCCGCGCCCGCTGCTGCACGCAGGCTCGCACGCTGCGGCCGGTCGCGAGGGAGATGGCCTTGTATGAGGCGCCCGTGGGCCACATGCGATGCAGGGTGGCGTTCTCGGCGACTGTCCACGGCATGCGGCGCTGGGCCTGCTTCAGCAGCGCGGGGTCGAGCTGCCTGGCGCGGCGCTTGGCTGTCTCGACGTGCACGCCGACGCGCTTCGCGATCGTGTGCCAGTCGGTGTGTGCGGTGCGAAGAGAGATGATGGCGGCATCCATGTCGCGATTGAATTGGATGATCAATGGACCCACTCCCGGAGCCCGTGGGTGGAGTCCTGGAAAATCGCCAGATCAGCGCCCAGCACGAACGCGAGGATGCCGCAGAGGAAGAGGAAGACGGCGAGGCGGGTCATTCGCACAATCCATAGCTCGACACACAGACTGGGGCAGGCAGCAGCGCCATCATGTCGTACTGGCGACCGCCACGGCGGGTCCTCGCCCAGCGGACACGGCTGTCGATCTTCATGCGCTCGAAAATCTCCGCATTGGTCTCCCCATCCTCTGCGCCGTCGCAGAAGAACGTCGTCCAGCCCTGCTTCGAGCATTCCGACACCAGCGTTTCCCACTCACGCAACCGTGCGATATGACGCGGCCAGCGACGAGCGCAGTTGGCGATCTCATCCTTCTTGGCATTGATGCAAAGCATGCAGCCCACGCGGGAACAGCCCTGACTGTAGAGCGGATTGAGCCGGCCGCCCTCGGCCTGGATGTAGTCGACTACCTGTTGCGCCGTCCACGACGCGATCGGCCGGCGGATGAGCCAGCCTTCCGGCGCCCATTCCTCGTCAAGCGCGTCCTTGCGGGCCTCACTCTCGTCGCGGCGCACGCCCTGCCAGACTTCGATCGTCGAGAGGTCGTTGATCAGCGCCGACACGTAGGCGTCGAGCGGCATGCGCTTCAGAAAAAAGGTGCAGAACTGCGCCATGCGGGACGGGAACCGTCCCTTCATCATGCACAGGTCCAGGAAGGGGTTGCCTGTCGGTACGAGTAGTTCCAGCGCCCGCGCAATCCGGTCTGGCGGCACGCCGTCCTTCGCCCATTGGCGCTCGATGAAACGTCGCTTGCGGGCGATGTCCCGGGAGAAATCGGCCCGCACGATGTCAATCTGCATCCCGAGTTGCGCCGGAAGGTCGACGCGAACGAAATGCTCCGTGATCTCGTGCTCATTGCCAGTGTGGGCGGTGACCAGCCGGACGTTCTCGCGGCCGTGCTGCTTGATGGCGAGGAGGGCCGTGGCGTGGCTGTCCTTGCCGCCAGAGATGGAACAGACGATGAGAGTCATGGCTTTGTCGCTACCCCCCGCACAAACGCGAGGTCGGCCGCGTCGCGCCAAGCACGGGCGGCCATGCATGGCTGTGCGAATTCATCGTCCGGCGGTGCATCCTTAGCGCGCAATGCCCACAAACTACCAAGGTGCCGCTCGCAAATCGCCATCGCATGGTCGAGGTAAGTGGGGGGCGGCGCCGCCTTCGCATCGCTGCTGTCGCCGCGTTCGTGGGCGGGTGAGATGTGGCTGTCGCCTGCACGCCATTCGTCACACAATTCCGGGTGCTCGGCACAAGAGAATGAGCCGGTCATCAGCCGATCGGCTGCGCACGAACGTTCTTCGCCGGTAGCACAGCGTTGGCTGCCGTCATCAAGCGAAATACAGAACTTCGGGCGGCACATGCCGTCTGGCTGCAGCACGATGCTCTGCTGCGCCCCCGCCGACCCGGCGAGCGCGAGGGAGGCGACGGCGAGGATGATGGGGCGGATCATGGGTAACTCCTAGGGTTTGTAAAACGTCGCCGCAACGCGCAACGCCCGCCCCGTCGCCTTCCCCTGCCGAGCCCGCGCCGGCCTGCGGGGCTTGCCCAGCGCGTGCTGGCGCGCGGCTTCGGCGAGGAATTGGTCGATCGCTTCTGCGCGGCGCATGGCTCCGGGGCGGAAGGGGACAATACCTGACGCTATCGCAGCCTTTACGTAGGCAACAGCGCAATCCGCGACGTAGGTTCTGTGGCCGAGGCGATTCAGTTCGTTGATCACGCGGTCTTGGTTTGAGCATTTCTTCACCTGCTTGCCGCGCGCCTTCAACTCGCAGCGGAAAGTATCGCCGCCCAATAGGCATAATTCAGTATCGGGCCAACCGCTAACGATTCCTCTCGCGGCTTCGAGAATATGCTGTGTGTCATTGGTTTTTTTGGTGCGGTCGTGCGCGGCGAACTTATGGGGGATCGCGACGTATTCGCGGACGAGGCCCTTCAGCTCTTTCTGGAGCGCATGTTCAGGACGCCTGCGCCACTGGCGGGGCGGCTCCAGTCCCTCGCGCTCATAAGCCTCCAGCAGATCCATCACGCTCTCTCCGTGTCCACAGTAGACGCTGGGGCTGTCCTCGTAGCCGTCCCACATGCACATGCCGGCGGTTCCTACGCTGCGTGCCCGACAAGCGACCGCATTTCTTCTACCGACAATTCCGTAATTGGCTTCGGTGCCGTGTCCTTCCTCGGCCGCCCCCGCCGAACAGCCGGCGGGACTGGCATGGCGCTAGAGGTGACCAACTCGTAGGACATGGCGACGTTGCCCTCGCCGACGATGCCAGCGAATTCCTTCTCGGCATGGTCCATGTCCGCCCGCAACGGCGCCAGCATCGGCGCACGTGCGAATTCGTCGTCGTTGAGGGTGATCTGGTAGGTGACGGTGAGCTTGGCCACAGTCTACTCCTGCAAGGTTGAAGGCAAAGGCGGCAATGTCTCCGCGCCACGCACGCGCCGGATCGGCGGTGGCTTGGCGGAGGTATGGCGGATGGGCGACGGCAACTCCTGCAGCCCGAGGCGATGGGCTTTGCCGATGACGGCGTTCTTGGACATGCCGAGCTGCAGCCCGATCTCCGCGGTGGGCATCGTGGCCCAGAGTTTGCGCAGGCGGGCGATCTTGGCTTCGGTCCATGTGGTCATTGATTGGCACTCTGCGAAAGTTGCTGCCTAGACAGCCACATTTGCAATGCGATAAGGCTCTTTCCGCTGCAGGGATTCTTGACCCACTTATGGTGCTTGTCGCGAGTAATTTTAGCGATTATCGCCTTGATATCGGGATCATCATTTATCATTGCCTCGGAAGGCAACCTTACTGTCATCATCTCATCGCAGTAGGAAAACCATTCGCGCACCGCGCGATGTTCCGAAACATACCAATGCAACCAATATTCTGCGCCTTTTTTGCCTTCTTCGCAGCGCAGCAGGCTCAATGTATGATAATGCGTTGTCTGCATGCATCTCAACCGTTCTAACGGACGTGTAGTAAACCCTATTTTGACCAACCGGACTTCGTCAGACATTATGAAATAGATCACGAATTGCTTCTTTCTTCAACCGCTTTCTCAAGCACGGATAGCAAACCCGACAGGCTACCCAATGTTGGAGTGCTGTTCCCCCCCTTCCACCTACTGAAAACGGCCGGCGACAGATTGGCCTTACGGCATGCCTGCGCCATCGTGATGCCGGCTTGCACGGCCATGATCTCAAGGTCTTGCGGGGTTGGTAGCTGCTTCATGGGCATCATGAATAGCGCACGCTGATACCCGATGCAAGCGAATTGTGCGCGGCGAGGAATTTTAATCCTTGACAGCGGGTGCGGATCGGCGCAATAGTGCGTCACCCCACACGGCGGGACCGCTCGCCAGGAGAGAATGATGGGAACGAAAAACAACCCCGCCATGTTCGATTGCTACGCCAGCGCTGATCCCGACGAACCAATGTTCGTTCTGCTCGGTCGCGACAAACATGCGCCCACACTGGTCTGGCTGTGGGCGTCGCTCAGGGAGCTGGATGACGAAGATCCTGTGAAGGTGATGGAAGCACGCACCTGCGCGGCAGAGATGATGAAATGGGCGCATGACCACAACCGCAAGGTCGTCGGATTCGGTCAGGCCACACTTGCTGGTATCGTGGAACTGATCCGAACGATCAACAGTGCCGCAAAGCGACTCGGGCAAAATCCGACCAACAACGCGACGGATGTCGAGATCCTGCGCATGTTTCTCGCGGAAACTGAGTTTGAGAAAAGCACATGATCGACACCCACCCAACCCCCCGCTCTCCAGGAGAGAATAATGCCAGCAATCCAGATCAATGACGGCGTTCCGTCAATCAGCCTTCATATCGTTTTGAACTCAGCCGCCGATGTCGACTGGCTTATTGGCGCACTCAACGCCGCGAAGCCCATTGCATTCCCGCCAGTGGAAACGCATTCGGTGATCCTGCGCGCGCCTGGCGAAAAGCGGATCAATGTCATCAAAGAGATTCGTGAGATCACTAGCCTAGGACTGAAAGAGGCCAAGGATATGACCGAGGGCGATATGCCCAAAACGGTGGCCACGGGGCTGACTCCGCAGCAGGCCGCCAAGGCGGTGAGTGCTTTGCTCAACAATGGCGCCGATGCATATTCCCAGGCAGTCGCGCCATGATCGACACCCGCCTAGCCCCCTGCCTCCCCACGCCGGCCGCCTTCGCGCGCCACGCCGCAGACCAGATCGAGGCGCGGGTCGAGAGCGGGGAGCCGTTGGAGATCGTGGAGATGATGGACCTGATGCGCATGCTCCGCCTGCTGGCGCAGCGGATCGAACCGCCGGAGAGGGTGGTGCGATTGCAGCCAGCGCTGACGTTGCTGAACGGGGGATTGTCGTGACCGAAGCTATCTGGCCATACCTGCCCAATCATGAGGCACCGACGCCCCTCGAATCCTCCGTATTCTACGACCAGCGCGCGCACCTGCTCGCCGCCATCAATGCCCTGGAGGACGCCAAATCCCACCTCTCCTACGATGACGAAATCGGCGATATGCTCCGCGCGCTGCAGTCGATGCTGCGGTTGCGGCTGGTGAGGGTGGGGAAGTGATGGATTACGACCGCCACCTCCAGCGCCAATACCCCGCCGGCATCGAGGTCATCCCGCAAGCGCGCCACACTGGGTCCAACACCATATGGGCAGCCGATGATCTCCCGCAGCCATGCGAGCGGCCCGCGATCGAGCGCGTATACGACTGCACCTATCGCGCCAACGAATACCGTGCGATGGCAGACTCGTGCCGCGCCGCGAATCGCTGGGGGCGTGCGGCAGAATACGAAGATCTGGCCGAGCAGATTGACGCGGAGGCAGAGGCTTTGCGGGCACAGGCAATCCGCGATCTAGAATCGGAAGTGCGATCGCAACTCGCGACGCCCGCACCGCCGCCAGAGCAACCAGACCGCGCGGCCCATTATCGCACCTGCGCGCGCCAGCATCGTTGGTCGGCGGCGCTCTACGAAGAGGGCAACGGTGCCCGCACCACGCACCTCCGCCGGGCCGAGGAATGCGACGCCAAGGCTGATGACATCGAACTTTGGGGCACGCTATGACGTGGCAGACCGCACGACGCCCACGGAAGTTCGTTAAGGGCCCAAAGGTGCTTGGGATCTGGGAGGCCCTGCAAGCCGTTCAGGAAGGACGCTACACCCTTTTCCACGACAAGCCTATGCATCATGCCGTGCTACGCAATTGGTCAATCGTCCAGATCGAGAGCGCGTGTCGCAGCGGCCAACTATACCACGCTAATCCGAATCCTGCTCATCCCACCAACGTCATCGAAGATGAACCGTCAAAGGTAGAACCATGAGCCAAGCCCTCGCCACACGCGATCAGCCGCCGTCAGCCAACGCTGGCAGTCTGATCCCGCGCTCGCTACCGGAGGCCATGCGGATGGCGGAGATCATGGCCAACGCGCGCATGGTCCCCAAGCATTTGCAGGGCGATGTCGGCTCCTGCTTCATGATCGTTGAGCAGGCCCAGCGATGGAACATGTCGCCTTTTCTCGTGGCGCAGTGCACGAGCAACATTGGGGGGAAGCTCTGTTACGAAGGAAAACTAATCGCCGCTGCTATTACCTCAACTGGCGGCATCATCGGCGAGTTTGACTACGAGTTTATCGGCAGCCAGAAAGACCCTAAGACGCTCTCCGTCAAGGTTTCCGCCCTCCGCGCCAGTGACCGGCAACGTAAGGAAATCACGCTCTCGTGGGCAGAGGCGAAGACGGAGAACAAGTACTGGGTAAGCCAACCGGAACAGCAGCTCACCTATGCGGGGGCCCGTGTGTGGGCCCGGCGCTGGACGCCCGGGCCGATGCTGGGTGTCTATGCCCCGGAGGAACAGGGGCGCGAGTTTGACGTGGAGGCTGTGGCGGAAGCGGAAGTGGCGGCGCTGCCAGACGAGCCCCATGATGAGCCGCCGCCAATTGAGCGCGAAAAGCCGCAAGCCCGCCAAACAATCGGCGAATGGCTCGCCGCGTTCAAGGAGGAACTCGCCATTGCGACCGCGCAGGGACAGGATGCGGTGAACGCGTTGTGCGACCGAGAGGACGTGAAGAAGGCTGCGGGAATTCTCCGAAACGGAGCAAAGAAGGCGTTCGATGACGCGATCGCAGACGCCTTGGACAGAACGTCCGGGCTCGACACCCGCTCCGCGCCGATGGAGACGTGAGAGATGCCAAAAGTAGCCAAGATGCGCTATTGCTTCAACTGCGGCGCGCAACTCGGCGTCTATGCCGATTACGACCCGCTTGACGATTGCGGCAAGCGCGAATGCCAGCGCGCCGCTCATGATGCGATTCGTCAGGAACGAGACGAAGCACACGAACAGTTGGACCGCGATCGTGGCTGGGAGCACTGGTAATGTCCATGACCCCAGATCCTAGCATAGCCAAGCGTCATGATAGCGGATGCCGCAACAAGATGCCACTTCCGGTTGGCGTGAATGGATCTGCGACCTTTCGTGGCGATCGGCACGAGCACCGTATCCACTTAGAGCGCTGGTGGGACGGTAGCACTGAGGGCAACGGGCCGTTCGCGCTATGGATCGGCATGAATCCGAGCGCCGCCGAGGCTGATGTTGACGACTTAACCATCCGCAAGGAATGTCACTTCACGAAACTGCTCAACTATAGCCGCTACGTGAAGGTCAACGCTGGCAGCTACCGTCTCACGGATAGCGCTGCAATCGATGCCGTTCGCGCGCCGTTGTCGCATCCCGATAACCTGTCGCGTATTCTTTACCTTGCCCGGCAGGCCGGCGTGATCGTGCTCGCAACCGGTTCGCCACCTAATGCGCTGGTTCCGTATGCGCGGTCGTTGTTCCGCGAATTGAAGACGATCGACGCGCGACCATTGTGCCTTGGAATAACGCGTGACGGCTGGCCGAAGCATTCGAGCCGGCTCGCCTACGCAACGCCGTTCACGGAGTATCGCCTATGACCCACGACCCTCGCCTGGCCAATGCGACGCGGGCGGCGCATGACCCGCAGATAAGCGAAGAGGCGATCGACGCAGCGGTGCAGTTTGCCGGCTTGGCACCCGCCGAGATGGACGATAGGGAGCTGATCGCTGGCGCCCTCCACGCTGCGCTGCCGTTCCTGCGGGGAAAGGGGGCAGCGGGAGGCGATCCGTGGCAGCCAATCAAAACAGCGCCCACCGACGGCTCTCTCATTCTAGTCTACGCATCGCCCAGAGATGATCTGCCGGGATTCATCACCGTATGCGCATATCATGAAGACGCAGGGTTCTGCGTCGATGAGTTACGATATACTACACATTGGCGACCGCTGCCAGAACCACCGGTCGCTATCGCTGACCCAGATACCCCCACCCCCACCGAACTCGCCAAGGCGCAGAGCTTCCGGGAGGGGTATATCGAGGCCCCGACAGAAGGATGGCTCCCCGACACCCCCGACTTCGACCGCCGCCGCGGCGCGCTCGCCTACTACGCCCGCGTGCCATACGACCCGCGCCAGACCGACGCGTGGCGCGAGGGCTGGCGGCTCTCGGCGAGTGCGGGGTGGCGACCGGAATGGGGGAATTCACTAACAGGAGAACGGCCGTGACAGATCAGACAATAGTATCGGCAGTTTCCGTATTGAACGAAATTGCTGCGGAGCGGCAGAGACAACAGACTACAGAGGGATGGACCGCGCAACACGATGACGCGCATTCACGCGGAGAAATGGCAGATGCAGCGGCATGTTATGCAGCCACTACATATATATTCCACGCGCTTTGGCCTTGGGGTAATGAATGTTGTAAACCTAAGGATAGGCGCAGTGATCTAATTCTCGCAGGTGCTCTGATCGTCGCTGAGATTGAGCGACTGGATCGGGCGTCAAATGGTCTCTGACCCCATGACCGCCCCCGCAGCCCCGCAGAGGTTGAGCGACACACCAACCGAGCGCGAGGTCAGGCTGGCGCGGGAGATGTCGTCAATGGTAGAGCGCTTGGCCGATAGTATCAACACCAAGGTCATCGCGAGCGGCATGCGTGGGCCACTCGTGCGTTCGGTAATCATCGCCGCAGTCGGGCGCCGGCTGCTCGCGATGGCGGGGGAGATGGAGGGGCCTACCTCATCCCCGTAGCGCATCGTCCAATCTGCCCGTAGAAAGCGTTGTCAGTCGGCAGCACATCGCCGAATGTCTTCTTCCACAATACCGCGAATATGCGCAAGTCCCAAGCCGTAATCTGGTTGCGAATACTATCAGACGCGCAAAACTGTGTCTCTATTTCTATAAGATCCGCGCCATTTTTAGCTGCGATCGCACGCAATTCGGCGATCTTTTCTTGATCAAAAGTTGACTGTCTCTCCAGCGCTGCGATGTGGACCGCCTGCGCATCGGCGGTATTCTGAACGGTGTTGATCTTGACGAGCGTGGTGATCAGGCCGCCGAACAGGATCACTGCGATGGCAGCAAACGTTCCGACCGTCTGCCACCGGGCGTTGCCGTTCGTCGGCTCGCCGCTCAAACGTTGACACAGCCGCTCACTCGGCTATCCTCTCACGGCTGCGACCAGCACTTTCAGCCATCATTCAGCTTTGGCCGGCTGCTCTCGCTGGTATGGAAGCGCCGGCCGCAGCGCTCACGCCGCAGGCACAGCCACAGCCTTCGCAGGCACCGTCGTCGCCACGGTCGGCGGCGCTACCGGCACACCGCCAATGACCGCACACACGTTGGCAACCGTCTGAGCCGCCTTCCCAGTGACCAGGAACGGCTTGCCCGTGGCGGCGTCCACGACGGCCTGCAGGGTCTGCCCGACGCTGCACAGGAGTTGTCCGTCTGCGAGCGGCGTTGCGACGCCTGGCATCGTGGCGCTAGCGACGGAAACAAGTGTCTGGCCCGCAGCGGTCTGCGCTGGGGTGAGGGGTTGGGAGCATGCGGCGATAGGGAGAAGAGCGGCGAGAAGGAGGCGGTTCATGGCGATGTTCCTGTCATGGGATGATGCCCCGAGCCGCCGCGCCACATCTCCGCGCAGCCGACGATCGCGAGGCAGAGGAGGGAGAGGACGAGGACGGCGCGGGTCATGCTGGCTTGTCCATCGCACCGCCAGCGATGACCATGAGTTTCTTGGTTTTGCGTCGAGAAAGCAGTCTCATGCTGACTTCGGTCACGTCGGCACCGTTATCGATATACGTCTCGAAAAATACGACCAGCGAAAACAGTCGCGCTCCGTAAGCTTCGAGCCCACGACCGTGCAGCATTTGTGCAGCGAGCTCTGCTGCTTTGATGCGAGCGCTGCGTGAGGTGCGGCGTGCGCGGGTCACGTAGTCTGCGGCCGATATGGGGTCACAGGCTGTAAGTCGGCGTGCAAAGACATTTGCTGCCAGCTCAATGGATTCAGATACGGCATCTTCTGCATCGCTGCGATTGCCGCCAGCGCCTCAGCAGCCTTTTCCAGCGCCACGATAAGGCGCTCTTCCTGTTCGAGCGTCACGGCTGCGCGGCCGGCGCCGCCGGAGCCGGAGAAACCGGCGGCGTAATCGTCGTGGTCGTCGAAGCCGCCCCCGGCGGCACAGGCGGCGTCATCGTCGCCATCTTCGCATCCTTGGCCGTGCTTCCGGCGCTCGACCCGACCCAATAGTAGACGACAGCCGCAGTCAGGGTGCCGAGAGTGTTGACCATGTAGCCTGTCGTTTGGGACTCGGCGACGGCTTTGGTCATGACGAGGGCCAGCGTCAGCAGAAACGAGAGCACGATGACCGCGCTGACGACGACGCGGCCCCAGGTGTTGATGGTATCGGCTCGGGTCTCGGCCGGCGTTAGCGGAGTGGTGGTGCCGCTCATCGGTGTGCCTCGGAAATGTTCTGCTGCGCCTAGCATAACGCCGTGGTTTCTGCTATGGGGAAATGACCGCGTTATAATCGCCCTCGCGGGGGCTTAGGAGACGTGACCATGGCTTATCATGAAATCCGGGTGCGCCCGGTGGTTCGCTATATCGTGACCGAATTCTCGTGCGATGACGAGATGAGAAATGGCAAGTCGATTGAGTTCGGCGAGTTCGACAATGTGCACCGCGCGAATGTCGTTGCCTACGCACTCTCGGAAGCCGACGCGACATCGAACGGTTCGGCGGAATGTCAAGTCGAACCTGCAAGGGCGCTTCGTATCGACTGGCTGCGCGGTCCCGGAGAACCTCAGGAAGCTATTCGATGGGAACTGCGAGAAGTCGAAAACGCAGCAGGCTCGAGCAACTAGCGAAAGCCGCCGGGTTAGGCTATGACGAAGGCGCTGCGGCAGCCGAGTGAGGATTACATCCCCTGCAGGGGACGGCCGTTCGATACGGCTAGGCTAATGCCGGGGACGCCTGGCAGCTGCAGCGCCTATCCCATCCCCGCCGCCGCCCGCGCCGCCGCGTCCCGAGCATCACACCGATTGAGCCACCCGCGCTCGAACACCGGATTCGCCAGCGCGATATAATCCGCCTGCTGTGCCGCGTAGAGCTGCGCGAGGAGCACGCCCGCGTCCGGATAGGCGAACACCGTCACGGCGGCGAGCGTGAGCGGCCCGATGATGCCGTCCTCGGCAGCGCCGACGACGTGCTGCAGGATGCGCGCCGAGGTGCGGACGCCGCGGTTGACTCCGTGATCGAACACCGAAAGCCCGACGCCCACCGGAAGTCGCTGCCCGCAGACCGGCGTCCAGCAGAGTGCCCGATAAATTGGCGCCGCAGTCTCCGGTGTCAACGCGCGCACGTCGTCCGTGGTCGCCGTGTGCCCGAGCCAGCGGCGCATGTCGGCGAGCGTGAGGCCGAGATTGGTTAATCCGCCCGGATCGGCGGGGTTGTTCGACAGACCGCCCTCGGCCGAGAGGGTGAAGGCGAAGGCCGCGGGGAAGGGATCGGTTCCGCTCATTCCATACCCCAATGTTTCATGAGCGCCTTGCCAACTTCAGGACCAAAGGCAAGAGCAAGTAACGACGCCATGCTGCCGAGCACCCAATACGCCGTCTTCCGGAATCCACGCCATGTCGAAAGGTCTTCGCTTTGCGATTTTTGGATCCGTACCATTTCTTCTATCTGGCGTCCTTGCGCCTCCGAACGCTCTTTAAGCGTGCCCATCCCCTCGATTAATTGCGCGAGCTGTTCTTGCACGACTCGCGCCTCAGCGTGCGTCGTTGGGAAGCCCGGCGGCAGATCCGGCGGACGGTTCAAGGGAATGACCTTTGCGGCGCTCACGGAGCATACTCCACGGCATGGCCTACTCCCGCGATCACAAAGTTCGTGATCGTTGATTTAGCACGGTTTTGGGACGAAATGTCACAGGTCATACCGTGAAATCCTCGTAAATTATTCATCAAACCCCATCACAATCGTAATCGAACTTGTCAGATGTGATCGACGTGCCTGTGATCGTGATCGTTGTCAGGTTGTATCGGAATGCCAGTGCCGGTGATCGGCATCCCGGGCTGTAGGGCCGTGGCGGTCGTGAGCGCCAGCAACGTGCTCGCCGTCGGCTGCGCGAGATCTACCGTGATCGCTACTGGCGTCGCAGCGGCAGCGTTGACGCTGACCGAAGTTGGGTTGGCCAGCCAAGTCCTCATGACGAGGAACGGCGGCTGGCCACCCTGCGGATTCTCGATGTTCCCCCATGACAGGTTCGTGCCGCGCATGGTCTCGGGTGACAGTTCCGCGCGGGCGGACATCGCCGCCAGCACAGTCGCCGAGACAGTCGCGAGACAGATCTTGCGCATGGAGGAAGTCCTTATTGGTGAGGACGGGGCTATCTTTTTTGCTGGTATTACGGTGACACGTTGGTATTGCCCGATGCATTCGTACCCGGGTCCTGACATGTCCACGTGATAGTTCCGCTACTCGTCAAGGTATTCGTGAAGGTGATTCCAGTCGTGGATGCGACGCCTGTCAGAGCAGCTAGACCGGACTGGGAGTTATAGGTGCAATCTGGGACAGCGCTATGCGTATGATTCCATGCCATTGTGCAACCTGTCGCGCTGGTCCCTTCCGTGAGAGTGCCATGCGCATCAGTCGCACCAAACGATACTGAAGGTGTGCCACCGCCGCAACTGGTCAGGGCACCGACAGCAGGCCCAACGAGGATGTGCGAGCCCTTGATGTACTCGTCAATGTTGACATCTGGCACAGTCGAGACCACGACCATGGCAGCGGTTGTATAGTCGCCAGGATATTGGTTGCCGGATATGGAATAGTGGTTACCGCCTCCGACCAATATGTCATACAGTGGATGATTTTGGGCTGGGCCGCCGAATATAACGCCATGGACCGATCCATAGTTGAGACCGCCTGTCAATTGGATATTGGCGTATCCACCGCCGCTAGTGGTATTATTAATATATAATCCACTTAACGACACCAAAGTGCCACCAGTAATATATGCCCCAACTCTGCTATTAGTCGTCACCCAGGTATCAAAATTAGCCCCTAGCAGGTGTGTATCGGATATGAGAATTCCATCGTAATCTCCATCTTCGATAGCACCACCCTTGTATATCCAACCTCCTTCCTTGGCCGTGACGGCCAGTGTCAAGGTCGTACCATTGGTGACGCTGGCAGCACTGTCCGCATTTCCCGTGGTAGCATCGACGATGCTGATACTGGTATTCGTGATGAACGAGCCAACCACTGCGTTGCTCGGCACGTTGGTACCTGTTACCGTCTCACCGACGATTACCCCCGTCGTGCTCGCGACCGGGATTACGCCGCTGGAATTGCCATTGCCACTGGCTGCCACGGTGAAGCTATCGGATGTCCAGCCAGCTATTTGGAACGAATTCCATGCGCCGGCAACGTGGTCGGTCGTTCCTGTGCCGTAGAAGCCGCCTTCATCGGTGGTGAAGCCGTCGAAATATAGACCGGTGAGTTGCGAGTTTGCATATTGCAGTTGCGTGCACACTGATCCAAGACCGCCGCGGAAAGCGTGTCCGCCGGCAAACCCGATGCCATCGGACGACTGTATCATAAATATGCAGGAATAAGTTTCCCCTGCGCCACCCGCTCCGCCGTCTGCTTCCAGACCCATGAAGTTGTTTTGAGATGGAGTCTGACTAGCGATGCTAGTATTGTGGACATATAGCATGTAGGAGCCAGCGGAAGTGTTATCACCATCCAAATACGTTTTCGTTGAAAACGTATTGACACAACTGCTGCATTCGAGATTGCGATAGCCGCCGGTCAGTTCGATCTCGTCCATGGCGAACACGTTCGTGCGATCTAGAAGAACTGCCGCACCAGAACTTGAATTTGCTACCTGTGGGAATACTCGTAGCTTCGCAATCGAGTCACCGTGCGCGTTCGGCTGGCCATTTGCCGGCTGAAAATGGAATAGATTATTCCCGCCAGCTGTCCAGAAGATTACGGTAGACCCAATACCAAGTCCCTCTATGCGGACTCCGCCGCATGGAATCGAGATTTCCCCCGCAGTCGTGTCAATCTGCAGACTGCCTCCGGGGAGCCTGATAACAGAATCAGTTGGCGACGCCGCGCATACCGTGGCCACAAGGCTCGTAAGGACGGCCTGATTTTGCGCGCCTGTTTTTGAGGCACCCATACCATAGTCTGCTGCATTATAGATTGTGCAGTTAGATCCAGACGCATCGCACCCAGCAAACCGCTGTGCCAATGTGAGTGCGGCTGTACCTCCAAGAACCTTAACAGTTGATGAAGATACATTACCGGTTGGATTTGTAAGCCAATCCCGCAATACCAAAAAGGATGGAGGGCCGCCATTCGGATTTTCGATATTCCCCCACGACAAATCGGTGCCACGCATGGTTTCTGGAGAAATCTCCGCACGGGCGTGGGCAGCAGCCAATGCGACTATGAAGCCTATTGCAATCCATACGTGGCGCATAGGAAGTCCCTTTAGTGAGGAATGGCAGCCTTTGCAGGTGGTTCGGAAGCAACCGTCGCCGCCCGTTTCTCCGCCTCGGCGAGCTTCTGCGAGAACTCGGAGATCGACTTCTGCAGGTTCGCGACCTCCTGGTCGGCACTTTCGCTGCGCTCGTCGGCGAGCGCGCGCTGCAGCGCACACTCGTTGAGTTGCCGCGACATGGAGGCGATGATCTTGTTCGGATCTGGGTTGCGCTGCTGCGCGAAGGCAGGAGCGGCGGCGAGGATGGCGGCGGTGGCGAGAAGGGAAAGGCGCATAGAATCTCCTGTTGATGGTCGGTCAGTAACCTGTGCATTGGAAAGCGATGACATCGGTAGCGCCCGCACCTGCAGGAATTGAGAGAGTCGCGGTCGTTTGGTTGCTAGCTGATTGCGAGATAAGCACCGTGGGCGCGGTCTGATCGGATGCGGAGCATGCCCAGCCATTGGTCGCCGTTGCGCCCGTGGCGCCTGCGATGGTGATCACAGCCGAGCACGCGCTGGCTCCGAGCGTGAATTTGCCGGCGCGAGCACCGCCAGTGGTCGAAGAAATGGAGCACCCGGAAGTGGTGAACTTGGTACCTGCGTCTAGGATCGGGCCAGTGAAAGCATTAAGACCAGCGCCTTTGGTGATATAGCTGACGCCGATGTTCGAGTCCGTTCCTGTGGCGTTAAGCGACACATTATGCGTAGCCGTATTCGAGTTGAACTTGAGGAAGTTCGCTTGCGTACCTGCGGTTCCGACGCCAAACTGTGCCATGACGACACCGCCGGAATCCGTAAGGCTGAACACAGGGCTTGACGCGCCTGCGACAGAATTTAGGAACGAGACCGACCCGGCACCGCCCGACACCGTTACGGACTGCGTCGATCCGGTTCCCAGCAAAGCCGATCCGCTGACATTCAGCGCCGAAAGTGTCGCCGTGCTGGTAATTGAACCCGTGATCGCGGCGGGAGCGAGCGTGCCTCCTGTCATCGTGCCGAAGAAGGTACTTGGCCCGATCTGGCCCTGATACGTCCCCAATGTCCCCGGCGCCGTGAATGTGAAGGTCGCACCGCCTCCACCATTCGTGCCTACATTCATGATATAATCGCGCGCATCATCGGTAGCCATCGACACGATTGCGGCATTCGAGGCAGAACCGCCGAGAACGACATCATCATACATGTCGAGAACGCCAAGCGTCTCTTGGATGTATGGCACTGTCGTGGTTTGCCCGATCGCGAGCAGCGTCGTGTTTGAGATGTTCGTCACTGCAGCCGACCCGTTCGTCAACACCATCGTCGTGGCCGGGTTGTTCATCGTGAGAGAGCCACCCATGATCGACAATTGGGCGCCAGTGTTCACGATCGCCGCAGAAGCGGAGCCGCTATATGGCAGATAGAGATTGGAGAAATAGAGACGCCCACTTGTGGCTTGAAGGGCCGGGGTTGCCGCGCCGTTCACCACGCCTGCGCCAGGAAGATAGACATTCCCGAATTGGGTCCATTGGGTACTGGAACCGTTTGCGACCAGACCACCTGTCGTATCCATCTGCAATGAATTGAAATGCCCGAATGTCCAATTGCTCGTGAGCGTCCCAGGCTGGGCAAAGCACTGCATGATATTGAAGTCAGCAGCGTCAACGCGGTCAAATTTGAAGCATTGGCCACCGTTGTAGAAGTTTTGCAAGAACGCAGCGCCTCCGCCAAGATATGGTGCGAACATCCCGAATGGCCATGATTCGAAGACACCGATCTGCGCGAAGTTGGCCGTGAGGCCCGCTTGGATTGCAGAGTTGATCGCCCCTACATGCGTCGTGCCGATGCGCCAGCTTTGCGTCGCACCACCGCTGCCGTAGATGCTGTAGCCCTGCCAGACATTGTCCATGTCCACATTATCGATGTAGACGAGTCCGGCGCCACTCGCGTAGATGACAGGCGGATAGATGCACGGCGCCGAGCCCGCCGTCAACGAACACGACCCCAGCGCTACGGCTGCGGACTGCGGCATGGCAGCATGGATCGAATCCCCGACATGAATGCTGCCAGCGGCCACCACAGCGGGACTGAACGTGACGACGTTGCCGACGATATTGGTGATCGTCGTGCTCGCCGTCTGCTGCGGCCACTGGGAGAGCGCGCCAGTCCGCGACGCATCAACGAGGTAGTCGCCGATGGTGAAACCAGCCACCGAGTTGAGCGTTACGCTAGTTCCGCCAGCCGCCACGCCACTGGTAACCACCGTCGTTACCGCATCCGGCGGCTGGTGCTCCTGAATCTTCATGTTCATGACGCAGGGCTGCGTCTGTAACCCAGAGTTCAGCCCATTGCCGTTCAGGATGATGACGCCGTTCTGCCCGGCCTGGAAATCCGTCGAGATATCCAGCGTCGTCGCATTCTGAACGCCCGAGATGCATTGCGAGGTCGGGCCGATGCCTACCGTGATCGGCGATTTGAGGTGGTACGTGCCAGCGGGGAGATTGACGCTGCGAATGATGCCGAAGGATGTCGCCGCGAGCGCCTGATTGATGCCTGGCGCGCTGTCCAGAGCCCCAGTCGGATCGACACTAGAGAACTGCGTCGCATCCACAGCATCGAGCGAGAGCGTGCCGAAGTTGCGCGCGATGCCACCCGTGGCCGGGGGCGTCACCGTCGCGAGCGAAATGTCGGAGTTAAGCGTGCCGCCGTTGACGGTGCCGATAAGGTTGACGGTGCCGCCGGCCGTGCCGACGTTGACGACGGTTGCCCGTGTCGAGGTCATGCCGAGCGAGATGTGGCCGCCTGTGCTGTCTCCCGTCGTTGCCTGCGTGCCAGTCAATGATGCAGTGCTGATATCCGGCGAAAGGACGGAAACCGTAAGTGCGCCCATGCCGACCGGCACCGTCGCCCCGACCACGCCACAGTTGCTCGTGACCGGCACTTCCGCCCAGTTCTGCCCGAACGGATTGCCGCCTGCGACATTGTAGACGCCAGCATTCGTGATCGAAAGTGCGCCGAAGAGCGTGCCACCGCTGCTCACTGTCCCGGCAAGTTGGAATGGCGTGACACCGACGCCGGAAGCATCCGTCAGCGTGCACGACCCAGGCGTGCCGCCGGAGCCGCCATTGTCCACGGTGTTCGTCGAGATGACGAGAGTCTGCGTAACTTGGTACTGGCCGGTCGAGATGTTGCCAGGGCCATAGAGGATGTCGCCCGGGAAAGAGTTGTCCTGCCCGAGCTGCGCATTGATGCTGTCGCCATTGACGGCGATGGAAGGCGTGCCAGTGACGGTAAAATAGCTCGGCGCGATCGTGAGGCCGGATGATGACGGTGCCAGCGTTGTGGCGCCAAGGGCGATCGTGCCCATGCCATCGACGGAGAAGTTTGGCGAAATGAACGGATGGCCGCTTTGCAGCGTGAAATTTGCCCAATGGGCATCGACGAAACTGGTCAGCAGTTCGGGGCGAAACTGGCAGCAGTTGCCTTGCGAACCGACGTTCTGCTGCGGATCTGTGGTGAGAATGACGCCGGAAGGGGGGAGAGGCAGATACGAACCCGGCCCCCCCACAACGAAAGCCTTCTGGATCGTCGGCACCGCTCCATTCTGGACAGCCAGCCGCAACCCATCATTCGTGCGCGTGCCGCCAGTCGTGTGCGAGTTCAGCAGCACCCAGGACTGCTGGATTTCATCAAGCGGCGCGCTGTTGACACCTGGAGGCGCCTGCACGCTCATATCCCATTCGCCGGCTGTCTCCACGAGGATGAAGCCAGTTGCTCCCGGCGTCAGCACCGTCTGACCTGATATGCCGTAAGCAAGCCCGGCCGGGCACGACGTGCCGCCTCCCGTGCTACTTGTGCAATGCGAGTGATTGTATGTCAGGCTGAAATATGCTGGTCCATCCTGCTCCGTCTTATTGAGCATATTGCCGGTATCGAACAGCGTCACGGCAAGCGGGGTGCTGGCACCAAGACCATCTGCCGTGCCAAGGTTTTCCTGGATTTTTAGGACGCCAACACCGCCTGCGCCATGCAGCGTCCCACTATTGTAAAACGTCGTATTGGCATTCAGAGCCATTGTATGCGGAAAAAACGACGTGAGATTACTGGCGCCGCTATCCGAATATGTCTCCACGAATTCATTATATTGCGAAGTCAGTGTCGGAGGCGTATAGGTAGCCCCGCCGAAAGCAATCGTCGGCAACCCAGCCATTGAGAGATTGCCGTTGCGGAAACTGAGCGTCCCGGAAAATCCCAGCCCGTTCGTGCCGTTGACGGCGATCGTCGCGCAGCCTCCCGAGAGGCAGTTCCCCGAGGTGGATGATCCTGGCGTGAGTGTAACGGCGGCTTGTCCGCCGCTTCCGACCGCCACGGCCCCGGTAAACGTGTCCCCAGCCCGGTTGGCTGGCGTGTAGCCAAGGATCGACGCCACCTGCGCCGATGTGATCGTGTTCGTGATCTGCAGCAGGGAGATCGACCCTTGGCCACCCTGCGCGAGCGATGGCCGAAACCCAAGTACGAGGTCGGTCGGTTGCGCTGTGATGATCGGCGATGTCTGGCAGCCCCAGTACGACGGCGACGCGGGGAAACTGCACGGCTGCGCCTTGGCCATCGAGGGCAGCGCGCAAAGAAGCGCCGTCGCAAGGCCCGTGCTGAGCAGCAATCCGTTGCGTGTCATGTGCTGTTCTCTTTTCTTACGGGCCGAGGGTGTAGATCGGATTGCCGAACGGATCGAACATGAGGTTTCCGTACGGGTCGCGAAGCTGCTCCAGGACGATATCGTAATCCTGGTAATAGGGCACCGGGTTGACGAAGCACCGCCCGTTGGAAAACTCATAGATGATCGGTTGCAGAAGACGCCGATAGAAATCCGGATCGGCCTCCTGAACGAGTCCCGTCCAACTGATGATGCGCGTCGGCGGCGGCGAAGGCCATGTCGAGCCGCTCATTGGGGTTCGTCCTTTCTACCGCCGAGTTGGTTGGCGAGCAGCGTCGTTTGCAGCCGCGCCGCGAGGCGGCGCATCAGCACGGGTCCGGGCTTGTCGTTGGCGACGCGCTCCATGAGGACGCGGGCGAGATCGGGATGGAGAAAGGCTTCGCGGCGCAGAGCATTCACCGTATCGATTCCATGTTGCCGCAGCGCGCTCACGACCACGCCACCGACACCGCCAAGCGCTTCGCCGAGGATCGGCAGGTTTAGCGCATGGCCCGCTGCTGTGCCTGCTGCCTCGCCAGCGATGAACGAGAACAGCGACTTGCCATGGCCGCCAAACATCCCCGTCTTGTGGCCTGCAGCCACGTCCGTGGACGTGCGCGAGCCCGGGACGGCCTGCGTGCGTTGTGCCTGCCGCCGGAGGTCCGCCCCAATCATTTCGAAGTTCTGCAGCCCCTGGCCGCCGAACAGGATCTTGAGCGGCTGTTTGTTGCGCTCGATCCATGTGCGGAAGACATTGGCCTTCATGAAATCTTCCGTCTCGGTTGCCGCTGTCGACGAGGAGACTTTCTGATCCAGCCAATCCACCACGGCACGCTTCAATCCCTCGCGCGCATCGGCATTACCCGCAACCGCGCGAGCCAGAGCCGTGAACTTGGTCGGATCATTGGCGGCAAGCGTGCGACTGATCGCCTGCACCGGATCTTGGCCGAGGAAGGATTTGGCAACGCCGTTCTGATAGTCCTTAATTGCCGCTTCATGCTGTGCAACGGTCTGGTCGTAGAATTCCTGCGCTGTCCGCGCATTGGCCAGCTTTGGTGCGAGCGCCTCTCCGCTGGCCGCGTCAAGCTGCTGGATCGCCGGCTGTCGTTGGCGTGCCCATGCGTCGAAGTCGGAGACGTTCATCGCCCCGGTTTTGGGGTCAATGATTCCCGCATGGCGCAATTCGCTGACCAGATAGTCCTTGGCGAGTTCGACAGCGCTAGTATTGCTCCCCGCGGCTTTGATATAGGCGCCCACTGCCGCTGGATCGACATCGCCGCGACGGAAGAATTTTGCAGGAAGCATGAGGTCGGAGGTTTTGCGATTCTTGTTGGCATCAGTTGCCAGTGCTTCGCCGACCGGACCTTGGCGATAAGTCCCCTTATAATCGGCCCATCCCGCCACGGCCGTCTTATATGCCTGCGCGCCTTCTGGCGTTATCCGTTCCTCAAGCGGGGGTCGTCCTGCTCCAGCATTTCGCGCAGAATTTGTAGCTCCCGGAGGCATTGGAAGTCCGCCTTGCGCCGAAATGCCTGCTCCAGTTGGGCCAGACGGACCTTCACCAATTCCCGCGGCAGAATTTTGAGATGAAGCCACAGCTCCATTCTCGGCAGCGGCGCGGTCGCTAATGGCGGAAAGTTCTGTGACAAGGGCTTTCCCGACCGTTGACTGCGGGGCAATTGCGCGGTTGACAGCATCCTGAATGGACTGATCGACGCCGCGCTTGAGGTCAGTTACTTGCCGCATGGCGACGCTTTCGGCGCCTACCTGCGGATCGCCTGCGATCTTTCTGGAAGCTTCGCTGAGCTGGGACCGAATGTCGCGGAAGACATCAAACGGCACGACATCAGGCCACTTGGAAATCGTGGTTGCGATCTTCTCGACAGAGGGATGCAGTTCGGCACCCGTCTCAATCCCTTGGATTGGCCCAACGCTTGCGAGCACTTTTGCTGCTGCATCTTTGGCGGGATTCGCGGCTGCGGTCATATCTCTTGGAACGAGATCGAAGAGGCTGCTGCGAGCGGCTTTCACCGTTGCTTGTTCGGTCGAAAGGCCCTCATGCATCCCCGCGCCATATTCCTCCGTGCGTTGCAGGCCGCCGAGCGGAGGACCGGCAGCAGCGGTGCGGGCAGCCCCCGCAGCGCCCGCTTGCGTCGCCTTCTGCGTCTCCAGCGCGTCCAGCCCGCGCGTGAACATCTGCCCAACGGATTGCGGCGAGGCATTGGTATCCGCCTGTCCCTGGATCGCCGCCAGCCGCGCCGAGTTCTGCTCGGCCTCGCGGGCGATGAACGGCCCGGGATTGGCGACGCGTGCGTCCTTCTCCATGCCGGCAACGCGGGCCAGCGCATCAGGCGCGAGCGGTTCCCCGCCGGGCGTGAAGGCTGCCTGTGCGAGCGTCGGCTTGGAACCGGGGACGAGTTCCTGCGTGTCCTCGGTGGCGCGGAGTTTCGGCAGTAGTCCCGGAACCGCGTTCAGTTCCTCGCCGACCTGGCGCGCCTGGGAGCCGGTGACAGCGACGCCGCCGAGGGATTGCTTGGGGCCGATGCCCATACGGCCCGCGGCATTGGCTGCCGCGCGGCCAACAGAGAGCGCGCCCTCTTGTCCAATCGCTGCTGCACCCCCGCCAATGAGATTGCCAACGATGTTGGCATAGGGCTTGGCCCAATCGGGCGCTACGTCTTCCGCCACCTGCCCCGTGGCGGCACCAGCGGCAACTGGCAAAGCACTCCTAGCGATCGGTGTTTCGCGGAGGGTCTGGCCGACACCGCGCGTAATCGCCGCTGTCGTAGGCGCGAGGAATGGTGCGGCTGCTTCCAGTCCGGCACCTCCGAGCGCCATACCGCCGAGCTGGCCAGGAACCTGCCCAACCGCGCGAGCGACGCGCTCCGGCTCTCCGTGCGGCTGCACCTCGGTCGGAGAAAATCCCCCCGTCGCCCGTGCCAGCGCCCGCGATGCCTCGCCGCCGACGTCCGTGTTGAACTGCGGAATCTGCGTACCCGCCACAGCATTGAGCCCGCGGATGCCGAGATTCGTGACGGCGTTCGCCGCGTTCGGCAGCATCGCGGCGGCGTTCCAGCCACCCTCTGCGAGTCCGGCGCCGAGGTTACGACCGATGCCGCCGAGGGTAGAGCCTTGCTCGGGAGGGGCCTTGATGCCCAACTTCTGCGCGGTCGCAGGATCGATCCACTTCGTCTGCTCGGGCGCGGCGGCGGGGAACTGATCCCAAACGGTGGCTGCCTTCACCGTCTGTGCGACCGCCTTCGGTGCAGCTTCGTCTCCTTCGCCACCAGTCGCCCATGCTGGCAGCGTCGCAGGCGTCATCCGCGCCTGAGATTGTCGCAACGCCGCATCCTGCGCAGCCTGAGGCGCCATCCACTGTTGCTGTTCCGGCGTGGCCGGCGGAAACTGATCCCAGACGCTATTGTCCAGAGGCACCTGCACCTCCTGGAACGACGCGGGGGATGCCGTCGGGCCCGACGAACATGGTCCCTGGGAGCATATTTTTTACCGCCCCGGGCGTGTTGACCCGGATCGGATGCACCTGAGAAATTGCCCGGTCGGCATACATTTTCGGCGTATACTGCGTGTTGAATGCCGTCTCCGCGCCGATCAGGTTCCCTTGGCGCTGCTGCATCCAATTCGTCTCGAAATTCCGCAGATCCACCTCGCGCTGATTCATTTCGCGATAGCCGCCTGAGATGAGTTTGTAACCCTGTGGCGTGTTCTCCGTGCCAGGCGTTGCGGCAGCCGACATGTGAATGATCTGCGCCGCCTCGCGCGAGCCAAGTTGCCGCGCCTGCGCAAACGCAAGCTGGGTTTGAAGCTTATTCGCATCTTCCCACGACGCCACCTTCGTGGGATCGACGGCCGGTGCGATGCCGAGCGGTGTCAGGAGGCCGTTGACCTGCTTCGCGAGCCCGAGGCGGAAATTGTTCCCTGCGCCCGTGACCGACCAGCCGCCGCCGGAATTGAGTGTGGCAATGTTCTGGTCCTGCTGCTCCAACTGGAACAGCGAATTGATCGCGCCTTCGTATTTGGCCTTATTCTCGTTGGCGTACTGATCGGAGAGATGCTTGATTGTCTCTTCCTGTCCCGGCGCCATCTTAACGACGGGGCCTTCCGAGCCGGGTGTGAAGCCGCCAGTTACGGCGACGCCGCCCTGGTCGTTCGGCGCGATGAAGCCGCCGCGTTCTTGGCCGGTCACAGGATCTGTGAACTCGTGGTATTCCGGCTGGCGGTAGATTTCCTTGTTTGTGCGTGGATCGTAGACGCCGGCACGGGTGACGACCGGCTTCTGCCACGAAGCCGCCGCCTCAGCGCCGGCCGTTGCCGCCGCCTTCTGCCCCGCAGTCGCTAGGTCGAAGTACTTCCCTGCTTGCTCCAATTCCACCTTTGCGAGCTCGGGATTTACGAATGCAAATTGGTTCGCGCGCGCGTAATGCTGCTGCGCTTGCGCCATGGCGCCTTGGTCTATGCCATTTTGCAGAACGCTTTGCGACGGGGCCACTCTTCCGATATAGGCTGGAATCGTCGTGCCATTCTCATCGGCAGGACTGTTCTTGCCGCCGCTTTTCAACCAGTTCGCCATGCCTGTCGGGCCGGCTAGATGCATGCCGGCGAGGATTGCCTCATGCGTCATGGGCATGCCGCCGATGGTCTGACCCTCATATTGATCAAGGCCCATCGTCTTCGCCTGCGTCTCCAGATTGCTCGCATGAGCGCGAAACGCAGCATCCTGCGCCTGCGGATTTTGTAGCCAGTCCCCAATCGTCATCGGCTTGTATGGAGCGATGTTGAACGTACCCTTCCATTGATTTTTGGAAAGGTCCTCTCCCGGCGCCGGCTTATAGACGCCAGCATCGGCAAGGTCCGCCGCCCCAAGCTGGTACTTCCCGGCGAAGCCGAGGTTATTCATCGCGGAATAATTGTTGCTGCTCTCGACCTGCCCGAGACGATCGGCGAATGGTGCCGCAGGCGTCGCCTGTCCACCGAACGGCAACGGGACGCTGGTCTGTTGCTGTCCTCCTGGAAGCGATGCGATTTGGGCTTTCGCTAATGCTTGCGCATATGGGAGTTGTGCAGCGGCAACTTGGTTCTGCAGCCCGAGTCCCTGGTTCTGCAGATTCGCCTTCTCCAGTTCCGCCCGCATGAATGGCTGCTTCTGCTGCCATTCCTGATTAGCCAGCACCGCCGGCCCGAGTGCGCCGAGTCCCCCGCCGTATTTCAACTCCCCCATCGGCCCGCGCGCATTGGCGGCAACCGAGAGATTGCCTCCGAAATTGGCTAGATTTGACCAGAAATTCGGCGATTGCCCAAGGAAGTTGCTGTCGTCGGTGCCGCTCATCTACATCATCCGAACGGGTTCGAAGACGGGTTGCCACCGCCTGGCCCAAGCAATGACCCAAGGCCGCCGGCCAGCGACGAGAACGACCCAAGGCCCGAGAGCAGCGGACTCGTGCCGGGAAGCTGGATATTGTTCGTCAGCGAATAGGGATTGTTCGTGATCGAGGACTCCTGCACGCCGAGCATCTGGAACGGATATTGCGTCTGGTTAAGGTATTGCTGATATGCCGTGTTGAGTTGCTGCTGTAGGTTCGTCTGCTGCAACTGGCCGGCATCCTCCAGCGCATTAGCACCCGTCAATCCCATCTGCTGATACTGGCCGGCAAGATTGGCCAACTGGTTGCCGCCCTGCAAGAGCGTATTCTGCTCGTTCAGTCCCAAATTCTGCTGCTGCTGCTGGACGCCCTGCTCCTGCAAACCAAGGTTCTGCTCGCCCTGCGCGGTTGCGAGCGCCGTATTGTACCCCGTGTTTAGTCCCTGCGCCTCGATGCCGGCCATGGTCTGGCCGCCGTAGTAATTGTTGAGTGCATTCTCCACACCCTGCCGTGCATCCCCGAATGCTCCCGCCGAAGTGGCCTGCGCATTCGTCTGGTTCTGCTGGTTATTGAGATTGAGTTGCGCCTGCTGCAACTGCGGCTGCAAGGATTGCTGAATATAGGGCGACATGTATCGCCCTATATTCTCATTGCTTAGCGCCAAGTTCTGATTGAACGGATCGGTGGCATTCGTCGCGCCACCGTTGATCGGATTGGCGTTGATCGCGTTTGTGTCGAGATTCGCAGCATTCGTCAGCGCGGGCGCATACGCCCCGGCCGCGTTCGTTGCCGCTTGAATGCCCTGATTCTGCAGCGATGTCAGGGGCTGGACAAGCTGCCCCTGATATTGCGGGAACGGTTGGGAGGCGAGGTAATTCGCCGTCCCCATGTTCTGCTCGGCCTGGGTCTGCACGTACTGCGGCGGCTGGTTCGTGACCGTCTGCGCAGCCGGAGCACTAGGAGCGCCGCCCATCTACCTCTCCGTCCATCGCAACATGATCCCTTCGAGCTTTGCCTGCGGGAACAATTTCGCCCACCCGGCGCGGCCGATGCATTCGAAGCCACGGCAGCCGTTCACGTCGCGCCATTTCTCCAGTTCCGAGAGAAAGCCATGATGATCCTGCCGGCAGTCCTTGCGTGCTCCGTCCAGCCAGATCCGCACCCAGCAGCCGCGCGGGTAGGTCGCAAACTCCGTGACGATCGCCGCCTCGACGGTCGGTTCCTGCCACTGCACCCAGAGTTGCCCCGCGCCGCCCATGCACAGAAGCCGCGCATCCTCATCCGAATACGTCGGCCGTTCTGCCAGAAGGGGAGCGAAGAGCGGCGAAACCTGAGGCCAGAGACGTGCGATGTTTTCCGGAAAGACGCGGAAGATCATCCCGGCGGCGGATAGAAGTTGTACGGCTGGCCGGTTACGGCTGTGAACGGATTATAATTCGTGAACGTCGGCCGTCCCGGAGCGCCGCTCTGCGGGTTCGGGCCGGCCGGATTATGGTAGGGGATCGAGCCCTGCGGCAGTGACAGGTTCGGCGTGGCTGGTGAGAGCGCCTGTCCAGCGAGGCCGCCCAATGCCGAGCCGGCGCCGCGGAGGGCCATCTGGCCGCCCGTGAGATCGCCACCGCCGCCGCCGCCGAAGATGCTGCCAAGTCCCCCGCCGCCTCCGATCGTCCCCGGGTTCGGGCCCGGCGGATTGACGCCGCTTGGCTGTGCGCCGGCCAGCATGGAGCCCCCAAGTCCTGTGCTCGCCCCCGGATTGCCTTGGATACCGTACTGCGTCGCAAGTGTGGCGTTCGCCGGATTGCCAAATGGTGTCGTGGTCGGAGAGGCAAAGTTTGAGGCATCCGTTGTCGGCGTAGACGACCCGCCGCCAAGCCCTCCCGCCAGCGCATTCCCCGCGGCACTCCCAAGGCCGGCCGTCAGCGCCTGCCCGGTATTGCCGCCACCGAGGAGAGATCCGGCCGCCGAGCCGATGCCGCCCCCGATCGAAGACGCGGCGCCAGCCCCGAGAGTATCGGCAAGCCCCAGCGGCCCGAGGAGTTCCGGCGCAGCAATGGCCCCCCCGATGCCGAGCAGCATCGGCAGGATTGAGGAGAAAATGCCGTTATGCTCCTCGACGCCGGTCTGCGGGTTGTGGGGCGCGGCAGGACTGCCGACGATCATGGAGCGCGGATCGACGCCGGCCTGCTGGAATGCCTGCATGATCGTCTGCATGAGCTGCGGCGGCAGCATGCGCGGATTGATGACGATCTCACCCGGGGTGAGATGTCCTAGCACCGTGTCTCCGAACCGACCCATCGACGCCGCTTCCTGCGGTCGCAGCCCCATCTGCTGGCCCTGTGGCGCGCCCATTGCGCCGGGCTGCGCCTGCGCCGCGCGGCCGAACGCTGCAAGCCCTGGCGACGCGCCCTGCGGCGGCGGGATGGGCGCAGGAGGAGGGCCTTGGGGGCGTTGCATCTGTTGCGGCGGCATCTGCCCCTGCGGCATAGCCTGGCGCTGCTGCTGCAGCCGTTGCATGAGCATGGCCGCGAGTTGCGGAGGGATCTGCGGCTGGCCCTGAGGCTGCGCCTGCGGCTGCATCATCGCGCCGGACATGGTGTCTTCCTATTCATTGCTCTGCCGTGTCACGGTCGGCGACACGATGCCCTTATTCGTCAGCGCGGTCACAAACGTTGCCACATAGTTCGCCACGTCCGCGAGCGTGGATGTCCCCGTGATCACGGTGTTGGTCGTGAAGTTGGACGCCAGCAACTGCTGCCCGGCGGGCGCCGACTGCACGCGCGAATAATCCTCCAGCAGCCGCTTTGCCGAGCGAATCCAAATGCACACATCCCGCAGCGTGGCCTTCTCCGGATCAGGCGCGCCCGGCAGGATGAGCCGCTGGATAGTCACTTGCGCGCACTCTGCGGCGTGATCTCGGCGCGCAGCATGCCGAGGCGGAAGGTCGCGCCGGGTGTCGAGGTAAAGTTGAGGTTGAACATCTTCCCATCGTCGCGCACGTCAATGCGCTCGCTCGTGCTGGTCAGCGCCGCCTGCGCGTCCACCGTCGGCACGTCCTGCGGATAGTAGGCTGATCCGAACGCAAAATCGATCGTGCCGCTGATATGCGACATGTCCACTACCAACCCCGTAATGGCGATATTCACGTCTCCGTTCTGCACGTCCATGAACGAGCCGAGCAGATTGACCGTCGCGCCCTCGGCGAAGGTCGATCCGATTTCCTGCTGGTACATCGAGCCGGTGATGTCGATGGAATAGGGGTTTGTCAGTAAATCCGCATCTGTCCACGCCGTGCGCGAAATCCCCTCGCCAGGGTCCGGCACCGACCAGCATGCCTGATCGATCTGGTAGATGGCGTGGCGATCGATCTCGTTGCTGAGACTCGACACGTCGAAAAACCAGATCTCGTTTTTGAGCTTGTTGGAGCCTGCGATAGCCTTGTTGAAATATGTCTTGTTCGGTCCCGCTTCTGGGTTCGTGTTCGGACTGCCGAAGATGAAATCGTGGATGTCGTCCTGTGGCAGCCGCACGACGCTGCCATTATACGACCAGAACGCCGAGGTGTCGCGCCAGTAGGCCGCTTCACCCATCTCGCACACCGCCCATTGCGAGCAGCATCCCGCATTGTCGGCGATCCGAGGCGTCGAATAGATTTCGTTGTCTCCAGTGTAGGACATCAGGAACGCGCTTTTGTCGGTAAACGCGAGACTGATGCCGTTCACCACCGGAATGCCGGCTGTGAAGTAGGCGCCTCCGATCAGATTGCGTCCTGAGTTCGCCGTGTTGTTCGGTAGCGATGTCCATTGCGTCGGCACCGCCTGGTCGCACCACGCCATCTGCAGCGGGCTCGACGAGGTGCCTAGCGCCACGATGAATCGCTCCGGCGTCACGAAATGCGCATTTACCTTCGTCGGCGCATTGGCGATCGGATAGGCCGTGCCACCGGCCACAGGATCGTAGAAGTAAAGCGTATCTCCTGTGTTACATACCGACATCAGGCCGCCATAGGGCGCCAGTGTCCACCCGGGCTGCAGATAGGAAGGATTGTTGGCGTTCGACACGTTGAACGTCACGACCACCGCGCTGCCGCCGCCAGTCGCGCCGCTAAGTGCCGGAATGGTCGAATGCACCTGCACGATGTTGAGGCTCGCGGCCGTGACCGCGTAGGCGCCGTTCAGCAGAATCCCGCCCACCGACGATGCGCCAGAGATGTAGATGATATCGCCGACATTCGGAATGTAGGAGAATGGCACCGCGATTGAGACCGTCTGCGAGCCGCCGATGGTCGTAATCGGGTTCGAGGATAGCGTCGTACGCGGCAGGTTGAGCGTCGAGGTTGCGGCGCCCGAGGTACCAGAGGTCGCAGCAGTCGGCGACGTGACCGTGAAGTTGCCAGAGCCGATAGCCGTCACCGGAACCCAGCCGTTGAGTTGAATGCCTCCCACGGGCGTTGCCATGGAGATGAACACCCAATCGCCGACCGCGACCGGGCTGCCGTTGGTCACCACCACCGACGTGGAGTTGTTCGTCGTCGTGTAGGTAATTGACCCTCCGCCCATCGTCAGCGTCGTGAGCGGCGTCACCTCCGTCGTCGTCGTGCCATCCCAGACATAGAGCCCGTTGGCCGTGCCGACCATAGTGCGGATCTTGTTGTCCACGCCGAGCCACTGCTTCATCGAGCGCGCGATGGCGCGGATGCCCGCGAAGTTCGTCTTGACATCGCCAGCAAGCTGTTCCGGCCAGCCGTCGGTAAACCGGATATTGTTCGTCGTCGTCCAGCGCCCGCGGGCCATGCGCTCGGCATTGAAGGACAGCGTCTTGCCGGCGGCATAGGCGCTCTGGTTCTTGGTGACGCCAGGCTCGAAGAAGATCGGCGTGAGTGCCATCAGTACGGCCACCCTGTATCCGTCGACAGACCCGTACCGTCGATCCAGCCACCGCCGATGGCACGCCGCGCGCGGTCGCTGTTGGCCTGAACCTTGTTCAGTTCGTCCATCGCCGCTTGCTCATAGTAAGTGCGATCGAACTGCCCCTGTCCGATCTCCTTCGTCCATTCGCACGCATGCATCATGATCACGACGCGCATCAGCCGCGTGCAGTTGTTTGTGAGGAAGTTCGTCGGGTTGCCGCTGCTCAGTCGCGCTGGCATCTGGTAATAGAGCAGCGAGTACGGGTACGCTTGATCTGGGACGCTGTCAAAGTTGAAGTTGGTGTTGTCGAACGAGTAGCGCCACGGCTGTTGCGGCACGAGGTTGCCGTTGCCATCGTATTGCCACGCCGCCATCACCTCCTGCGGCGTCACTTGCCGGATGACGCGGCGGTTCACGCCCGTAATCAGAAAAAAATCCGGTTCCAGCATGTCGGACGGATAGGCCAGCGAAAGTGTTGTTGTCGGTAGCGTTCCGATCACGGCAGGCGGCATCATCCGCCAGTGGCGCAGGCGCTGATAGATCCAGTCTTGCGTTTCGTCCACGATCGTTGGAGCGGAAACGGAAATCCTTCCGTCATTGCACCAATCTGCAATGGAGCCAGGAGTGCCCTTATTGGCAACGAGTGTGTTGTAGTCCAAGTCAATCGTCCTCGTTCAGCCGATCCGGAACCGCGATCTGCACCGGCCCGAACGACTCGTGCTGGCATAGCCAGCCCAGCGCGAAGTCGCCGCGCACATAATGCGCGCGGTCGAGCTCCGCGATGATGCGCTCGTCGGACGCCTTGCCACGCTCCACGAAGATCATCGGCCGGAAGCGTTCGATGATCTGCCGCGCCCCACGGAGTGCCTCGGCCTCCATGCCCTCCACGTCGATCTTGATGAAATCGCAGCGCGTCAACCCGAGATCATCAATCGCGATCATTGGCGTGCGGATCGTCAGCTTCTCATAATCGATCGGCTGCCCGATGTCCTCCGTCTTGCCGTCGGCGCGTGGCCGGAGCTCGAAAGAGCCGAGCGAGCCGGCCTTTGAGTAGTCGATCTCCGGTATGCTCATCGTGCCACTGCGGTTTGCGATGGCACCGTAGAAGGCCGTCACGTTGAACAGGTTGTTGAGCGCGATGTTGCCGCAGAGTGCATAGAATAGCCGCAACTGCGCCTCGACTGCGACGACGCTGCCCCACTTCGTCATCGCCCGCGCCATGACCGTCGTCATGATGCCGATGTTCGCGCCGCAGTCCACCACCACCACGCCGTTGCCGTTGCGCTTGCGCAAGCCGCGCAGCATCTCGACGACAATCTCCATCTCCTTCGCGTCGCATTCCCCGGTGTAGAGCACCTGAAACCCGACGCCGAAGCCGTAGTCTTCCTCGATTTCCTTCATGTCGAGATGGGAGACGATGAACGTGCCCTGGTTTGTGGCGGCGAGGACGAAGGGAAGGGAGCGCTGGGGAGGCATTAGTCGGCGGCCTCGGCCACGATCTTCTTCTCCCTCTCCACCCGCGCCAGCACCTTCCCGATTACGTCCAGCATCAGCTTCGGCGCTACCCCCGACGCGCACAGCGCCGCTTTCGTCTCCGCATGCTGGTTGCAACGCGACCAATCGTAATGCAGCCGATGGCATGGATAGCACGGCGCCATCTCGGGATCAGGCTGCAGCACAAGCGTCCGCTTCCAGTGCTTCGTGAGGTTCTCGTGCGATGAGTGCGAAAGGTAGATGACCTTCCACACATTCTCAAAGGCCATTGCGTTGAGGATGCCTGTTTCGGGACCGACAACCACGTCCGCCATCAGCCCGAAGGTGAGACTCTCCCGCACCGTCTGCTGGCCGCAGAGCCCGTGCAGCCGAGATGTGTCGAAGCCGTCCGCACGGATGCGTTTCAGCAGCCCTTCCTGAATCGGCAGGCTTTGGATCTTGTCGCCGCAGAGCACGACATGGACATCGCCGCGCTCCATCAGCCACGCAATGACGGCTTGCGGATAACCGTAGATCTTGTGGGGACTCGATCCATTGATCGCCCAATAGACCACGTACCCATCCATCGTGTCTCGGAGCGCCCGGGCCGAGGCCAGTTCCTCGGCGGTCGGATAGAATTTCGGCGCGAAATCATGCGGAACACCCGCCAGGTCATGCGTGCGTTCCAGGTAGTTGACGGTCCCCATCACCTTGCGCCGCACCAGCGGCGGCATCATGTCCTCGCGCCGTGTCGGCAGCGCCAGCAGCGATCCCTCGATGCTTTCGCAAAGATTGATGAACAGGTCATAGCGCTGCGACAGCGCATGCCAGTAGGGGCCGAGCTGCTCGTTGGGCACGTAGCCCGTCGCCTGGATCACCCACTCGTCGATGTGCGGGTCATGCCGCAGGATGTCCTGACCGCTTGGCGTGGTATTGTAAGTGACGTGGTAGCCCTGCGCCTTGAGCGCCGGCAGGATGGACGATGCGATGATCTGGTCGCCGATGGCGCCGTACCGCACGATGATGGCGCGTTTCTTGCCGTCTGGGTTGCGTTGCCAGAGATTTTCTGACCAACCAGCCTCCGTCTTACGCGCGACGATGAACAGGCTGTATTCGTCGCGTTCTTCGCGTTCCTCGGATTCGATGAGTTCCCAGCCAAGGCCCGTCATCCCACGCAGGATCTTATCGATCTCCCCCGGAAAGATATCCCACTGATGCGCCGTGTTCGCGCCTTCTTCCCCGATACGCGGATAGAGATTGGCGCTCGGCACATAGAGCACGAGATACCCGCCGACCTTGAGCACGCGCGCCCATTCCGCCAGCACAGCCGGCACGCGTTCGCGCTCGATGTCCTCCAGCGCATGCGACGAGAACACCGCGTCCATCGTCCCGTCCTGGAACAGCGACAGGTCGGTGATGTCGCCGCGGATGCCCTGTGTGTTTTCTCCGAACGCCGAGCCGTTGTCGATGCCGATCACATTCGGCCAGACGGGCGCCATACCGCAGCCGAGATCGAGGACGCGACCTTGCAGGTAGTGGATGGCTGCCGCGGCAATTTTTGCCGATTCGAAGCCCTTGGATGTCTCGACCGACCAGACCACTATCGCTGCCCCCGCAGAAACTTCTTCGCCGCTTCAACGCCATGCCACGTCTCGCCGTAGCTCTCGACCAGCGCCCGCAAGGCATTCCCGTCCATGGCCTTGAGTTCATCCTCCGCCGCTTCCTGGGGAACCGGCTCTTCCTCCACCTCCATCGCATCGAGCGGCTCGCCGTGCATGTTATAGGCGATGCCGTCCTGTTCGAGCGTCGTCGCAGGACCGCCATAGGTCGTGGCATAGTCCCGTGAGAAGTCGAGGCGGCGATTGCTCGCCGCCCCCTGCTTGAGTGCCAGCGCCATCAGTCGCGCTCTCCGATCACCCGTCCATACGTGCAGTACCCCCGGAGCAAGTCAGCCTTCGATACGTCGGTCCCGCCATCCGAGAGCGTCGTGTCAAGCGGATAGCCCGGATCGTAGGACGCGTCGGCCACGCGGCAGGCCATGCCTTGGCCTCCGCGCATGTCGATGGGACGCTCGCCCTCCACGTCGCCTCCCTGTGGCCGCCCCGGCGGGCAGCACATGGAGTCTTCCCGTTCCTCGCGCCGGCTCATTCGCGAGCCTCCCGACGCGAGCGTGCCGGCGCTGGAGGCGCCGCGGGCTTCTCGCGCCCGGCCTCCATCGCCGATTTGGCCCGCGGGCGCGTGCTGATCTCGTCGCGCTCCACTTCGTCCTCGGGACCGCCATGAGCGGACAGATGACCCTTCTCGCCGGTCACATAGCCGCCATCACCGAACTGCATCGTGTACGGATCCCAGTCCGGGCCGCCGCTGTCGTCCCGCGCAATCAGCTCATCATCGGGAATCAGCTTCGGCTTGATGTAGGCGGCATCTCCGCCGGCCCGGTAGCCATCCTGGTTGCGGAGGCTTCTCCGCTCTTCGCGTGCCATTCTAGCCCCTTTCGGTTGGAATACGCGGCCGGGTCAGAAACCCGCGCGCTTCCCGGTTGCGGGAGCGGAACTCCCAATCGCGCTTCAGACGATCGGCATTCCCCAAGTCCTCATCGGGATGCCGCGGCTGGCTGCTGCGCTCGACGTAGTTGCCCTTGTCATAAGCCGGATCTTCCGTGATGCCAGGGTCGCAATATCCCCGGATCACGTCCGCTTCGTCGATCCCGAACCCGTGCGCCTGGCGTTCGATGGCGGGGTTGTACCCGCCATCATACTCGGTTACGACCCCGCGGGGATTCGGGTACTGCTTGTCGTCGGACGTGTAGCTGCCCAGCAGGCCTTTGTCCCCGTAGCCGCGGTTGCCGCGATCGCCGCGCGGCACCTGTCGGAAGGTGCTCCGCTCCTCGTCCCGTTCGATCGGGCCGAAGATCGGAATCTGGCCGATGAACGCAACCATCACGGATTCCCCGAGAACGTCGCTGCCGGATCAACGTGCGCTTCGAAGATGATCACCTCCTGGCCCGCTGCATCCGCGCCCGACACCACGCCGAACGTCGAACCCGCCGCAAGCGTCAGATTCAGGTCGGCAATGTTCACGATCGAGCCGACCGCGAGGGCCGACGTGATCGTGTATTTGCCGATCGATGTGGTGCCGCTGTAGTACGTATACGTGCCGGCGGCCGTGCTGACTTTCGTCACCAGCACGCTCGCCGAACGCAGCCGCATCGCCGACACGCCGGAAGGGGGCGCGTAGGCATAGTACGTCGTCGTCGCAGCCCCACCGATCAGCGGCGATGTGATCGACATCCGCTGCAGGTAGGCGGGGTGGCCATAGTCGCCTTGTGCCGTTGCCATGTCCGTGTCCCCTTATGCCGCGCTCGCCCACTGCACGATACGGGCCTGCTTGGCCTGTGTCTGCGTGAGGGCAAACCCACCCAAATAGTTGATATTGTTCACTAAAGCTCGCTAGGCTCTAGCCGCCGTTGCCAGCAGCTCATGGTTTCCCATGAGTCCAGACCATATCATCACCGGTTGCCCAGTGCTGTGCGCTTCCGGCCGCTTGGCCGTACTCCCCGAAGGGATGGTCGTTGCTCCTTCCCTCTTGCGAGGGCTCGGATCAGGATTGCCGGCGGCCTTACCCGCTGCGGTGTTCCCTGAGTTCACACAGTTTATAACGCGAGGCCTACTTAGGTTAACCACGCGATACCTTTGTTCCGACCATAGTCGGATGGGATAGCCTGTTTATTCACCGCTCTTCGCTGCGTAGCGGCCGTGCTTGAAGTTTCCGTGCCGTGTATTCGTCGGGCCGCCGGCAGCTTGCCTGCGGATTCCTTTGACGATCCGTCCCACCTGAGCCCGGGACAGGCCGAACATCTTCGCGACCACATATTGCTGGTGCCCGTTCGCGACGAAGTGGCGGATTTCTGCCACGGTCTCGTCGGTCACTTTGCATTGGCCGTTTCGTTCGCCGGGGCAATGCCGGTCCTTGGCAACCATATCGGCCAAGTTATCGGCATGCGTTCCGAGGAACAGATGTTTCGGGCGCACACATGCATGGTTATCGCAGGTATGGCAGACTTCCAACCCACGAGGAATGACGCCTTTGGCGAGAAGGTAGGAAACGCGATGAGCATACACTGGCATGGAACCCCATACCGCATGCACCCTCAACTGTCCGTATCCGTGACTCTTGCCTTTGGTCCATTCCCAGCAATCGTCGTCCTCCTCTGACGATCTGCTGAAACCAGATTCAAACACCTCAAGCACCGCTGCGGCTTTCACCGCAGATTGGACTATATCTTCACCCCAGATCGCTTTGGGGGCTGGGCGCTTCCGCGGGGCTTCCCGCGTACTCGCTTGCGCGATAGTCTCTGAACCTTCCGGCATATCCGAACCGGCTTGGCTGCTGATTGCCATATCGTGATTACCTCCGAAGACTGAGGCAACTTACCACGACTTAGGGTTTCCAGCAATTCACCCAGTGAATTCCCTAGCTCGAAGGCTAGGCTGCGAGGCGCCATCCACCACGCATCTCTTCAGGCACGACCAGTGCTTCGGCGACCGTGTCTTCCATAATCTTCGCGCCGGATCGCAACTCCGACACCGCTTTCGCTGCTTACGGTTTCCCGTAAGATGGGACTATATCATGATCTCTGCGGAACGTCCACGGAGACCCTTCGCGCTTCGGGGGAGCATTCCCCCTACGGCCTTTCGGCCTAGTCTCTGGACCTTCCCCTTGCGGGGCTTGGCTGCTGATTGGCATAGGCCCGGTCAAAGCCCTTAGCTTTCCAGCAATTCACGAAGTTTTCAGTGCATCGTCGCCGATGCATGCGGCAAAGTTTTACCGAAGAAGAAAGCATTATCGCTTAGTCCATTCGTCCAGGCCGTAAAGTTAGTCGCGACCTGATAGGCACCGGAGCCGTAGTTTCCTTTCGGCACGTTCGTCTGTTCGATGAACCGCACGCCTTCGAACTTGCCGATTTCGCCGTTGTAGATCATCTGGAAGCCTTCGTCGCGGTATTGGTAGACGCTTTCCAGATCGTTCTTGACAGGACGCCACGTCGACGGCCACGCAATTCCGAAATACTCATCCCCTGCATACGGGGGTATGTTCCTTTCTTTCATTGCGTCCACGATACTTTTGATATGGTTCTTGCGAAGATTGACGTTGTTCGTCGAGGTCGCAGTCCCATTGGTCGTCAGCGTGATCAGCGTCGTGTCGGTGCCGGCGGATGCCACCACCTTGAGCGGGGTGCTGTAGAACTGGTACCATGCTTGGCTGTCGAGGGCCTTTTTGGCGTCGTTCTTGAGCACTTTGTTGATTATTTCCTGTACTGGATGTTTGGACAAGTTGTCCAAGAAGCCAGTGTAAGGAACGGCGTTGCCCAACTCAAGAACAGTTCCAGTTCCTTGAGCTATCGTGAAATTCGTTTGGGGCAGCGTCGAAGTCTCGGTAAGCGTCGTGCCTCCTGTTGCTACGTCGTTGTAGACGTTCCAGGTGAACAACTGCGTCATGTTCATGCAGGATCGCTAATCCTGCACCGCTTTTAGCAGCTCACGGTTTCCCGCGAGACCAGATCATATCATGACCCCATGAGGGCCCGGTGCGCTTCGGGGCGCTTGCCCCTACTCCCTTCCGGGATGATCGTTGAACCACTCGCCTGTCGGCCAAATGGCTGCTGATTGCCCAATCCTCACACTTTTCAGGCCATCGCGGCCGCCGTTGCCGGCCACGCTGTGGCAGTGAGGCTCTAAGGGTTTCCCAGCAATTCACACCGTTTGCACCGTGTCTTTCAACGCGGTGGGGCTAGATGTTAACCCTTGTGAAGTCCCTTGTCGGTGAAGTCTTTCGCATCCGTTGCTGTTACTTCGCCGCGTCACCTACGCGGGTCCAGACCCTTCCGGGCGGGGCGGCATTTCTGCCGCCCTCTCATACTCTCGCATGAGACCAGAGCACATCATGGCGCGATCGGTTCGAGCGCTTTGCGTGCGCTCTTGCCTCTCTCACCTCTCGCGTATGCTCGTTGAGGAACTCGGCGAGGCGATCGACTGTCTTGGATTTGGTAAGCCGTAGGAACTCCAGGATCAGATCGACGTCTGCTTGCGTGTAGCACGTATTGTTGCGCTTTCCCTCGGTGCGGGAGCGCTCCATGCGGAGTTCGATCAGCCGAAGGAGGATCTTCCCTCTCTCGACCTTCTCTGTGCTGGCCAGCCTCGGCAGCATGATCGTCAGGAAGCGTTGCAGGTTGGTTGTCGTCGAAACGTGGATGAGTTTGATCATCCGGCCCGTCTCGCAGCCATACCGCTTGCTGACTTGCTGCTGCACGTGGAAGCCAACTCCGATTTCCTGCATCGTAGTGATGATCCGCTCGACGATTCCCTCGTCGGTATTGCCGATCGTCGCACGCGCCTGAAGCCGGAACCCTCCGCGCTTTCGCTGCGGGAACACCATGAGAGCGATACAGCCCTCGCCGTCCATGATGCCTGCAAGCCACGAAAGCCTAGCTACTAAGCCGATTTCCTGCTGGTTGTCTGTATTCACCGGATTGTTCCTTATCAGGACCGGGACCTTACCAGATGTTCCAGCATATAGCGAGATTTTAGTTCTGCCTTGCGATGTTAACAGAACTGGCGAAACTTGCAGAGCGGCTGCACCGCCGTCCGCAAAATATCTGACAATTCGAGACTGTACATGTAGCCGCCAAGACTATTGACGGCCCAGAGTTGGCCAGCCATTACTTAGCCCTTTATCTCATAGGCGCCAGTCCCCTCGCCTTCCGCATCTGCTCGACAATCTCCGAACTGGTCGGATACTGCCGGGTCGGTGCTGAGACGGCGCGACGATCGGCGGCCTGTGGGAGCGATGGAGCCGCACGCTTGCGTTCCAGCCGCGAGGGCTGCGCTGCCTGTGGGGCGGGTGTACCGTCCGGTGCCGGCTGAGACTGCGGTGGGACGAGACCGAGCTCGTCGCGCACGGTGCGTGCAGCCTCCCGATACAAATCCAGGTCGGATCGGAATACGCCCATCGCCGCGTCGCGCTTGCGCAGGTCGCCGAGGGCGAGCGCTGCAAGCTGGGAGCGGCGGTTATGGGCGGGTGTGAAGTCGTCGGGGCTGCCGAAGATCTCGGGGAACTCGGCGCCGACGGTCGCGAGGTTGTTCTGCAGGTCGATAGCCTGCCGCGTCTGCTGGACGGCGGCGCGGATGATGGCGTTGGGATCGACCTGCGGCGTGGGAGCGACGCGGGAGACCGCCGTCTCAACGATACGCTGGATGGCCTTGGCGTTGGTTGTCTCATCGCCGTAGACGAGATCGCGCGCAAGGGCCTTAGCCTCGTCTTCGGCGAGGATCGGGCCGCGGGGTGGGGGCTGCGGGACGGGCGGGGGCGTCTGACGGGGCTGCGTCTGCTGCCGCTGGAACTCCTGCACTGCCTTGCGGGCCACCAACCCATCGCGAGCGAGCTGGGCGGCCTGCTCGGGCGTGAAGTGGATGCCGTCGATGACGATGGTCTGCGGGGCTGCTGGTGTAGGCTTCGGTGGCTCAACCGCAGGCTTGGGGGCATCTGCGGGAGCTGCCGTTTCCAGCGCCCTCCGCGCCTCTTCTGTCGCGCGCTCTTCGGCCGCTGCGGCTTCTTCGGGGTCTGGCGTCGTCGCTTCCTGACCGTAGGCCAGTTCCAGCGCCCGGGCGCGCTCGCGGTTCTCGACGATCGACATCATCGCCTGTTCGCGCGCGGAAAGCTGGCGCTCGGCGGGGGCTTCGGTTGTCTCGGCCGGCGGCGCAGGCGGCAGGGTCGTGTCGGGAGGCAATTCCAGGACGGTGTCACTCATTCGGCAGTTTCCTCAACGTCTCGCGCAGAATGAACCAATGGTTCTGAATGCCGCGCTTTGCATTCCCGATCTGTTCGGCGTCGGCCATGTCAGGGAAGTGCGGCGCAGAAAGCTTGATGACGCATTCCTTAATGATATCCATCGCCTCTTCGAGATTCTGACGCTCCGTTCGCGTCTCACTCATGTTCAGCGCGCTCGCTCATCTGTTCCGCCAGCAAGTCCGTCTCGGCAGCCGCTGCCGACTGGCGTACGGCCTCAATCGTCCGTATCGCCTTCACACTGCGATAGACCCGCGCCTGCAGGTCCATGATCACTCGATGATCGCCAAGATCGGCCTCCGCGAACTCCAGCAGCGCCAGTTCCGCGTCGCGCTTGTACGCCGCGTAGATGACCGCCAGCGGACGGCTCTCGCGCAGTTCCGCCTCGAAATCGATGCCGAGGCGGACGGCTTGTAGGCGCGCATCGTTGGCGATCTGTTCGGAGAGGCGTGCGTCGGGGGTCACAACCGTTCGTTCACAAAATCAATAATGCACCGCCGCAACTCATCCTCGGAGAAATCCCCGCCTTCGCCCGACGGCCGATAGATGCGAATCTTGCCCATGCCGAGGTCGGTCATGATGACGCGGCCGGGGCCGTCGCCAAGGACCATGCGCGGTGCAAGGATGGGAATGTCAGGCGGGAACATGCGGCGCCCCCTGCGGCTTTCCAACCACCACCGGCTGCGGATGCATGGCCTCATGCTGCCGCGCCACATGCTGCCCGAACAGATCGGCAGTATGGCCCAGCAGCGCGCGGAATGTCTCGGCTTTCTCGCTCATCTGCGTGCGCTGCATTTCCAACTGGTCGCTCCTGGCATCCGCCTGTGCCGCGATCTGCCTCTCCTGGATCTTGCCCTGTGCCGCGATCTGGGCTGCCTGTACGCGTGCCTGCGCTGTTTGCTGGGCAATCTGCGGGTTTTGGCCGCCTTTCTCTCCCTGCTGCATCGCCTGGATCGCCTTCTGGAAGTCGAACCCAGGCACCACGAACCGATCGCCATCCTTGTAGCCTGCCAGCGCGAACACCTCGTGCAGTACTTCCTCGAAGTTGATGCCCTGCGCCAGCACGGGCCCGAAGAACTTCTGCAGGGATTCAGCTGCCATCAGGAAGTTGCGCATCTTGATCGCCGGGTTGGTCGCGCCGATCCCGACATTCACCTTGACCGTCGCGTCCTCATCCAGCAACGCATCGGTGACAGCCGAGATGCCGTACTTTTGCTCGATCTTGGCGCGTTTGCCGCAGATGGCGAGCACCGTCTGGTCTGTCTCATAGGCCCGGATCAGATGCACCAACTGCCGCAACAATGGCTCAACGAAACTCTCGGCGAATACCCGCAGTTCGTACTCGTTCATCCCGGACGCCTGCCCCGACATCAGGTGCATGCCAGTCGCCGACTGTTCCTGGATCTGGGTCGATTGGACGGATGAGTTCGAGAAATCCCCCACCAGTTCGTCAAAGTCGAGATTGATCCGATCCTGTTCGGCGTATGCCGCTTGCGATGGCTCCGGCGGACGGTCCCACACGATGTCCGTCTGCGGGTCCTTGGTGACGACGACCTTCCCAGGGATGAACGTCCGCACGTCCACGACCTCGATGCCGACGCCCTGCTTGATGAACTGCCGCGGCATCAGCGACATTTTCATCTGATCAAAGCGCAGGTTCCAGTCGTCATTCGTCGCCCGCTGCAGATCGCGCACGAGCTCGATCTTGCTCGCTGGGTATGTCTTGTGCGTCTCCACCACCACGAAGCCGATCGTGAATGGCCGCATGCCGTGGAGGTAGACTTCCTCCAATGGCCGCGGATTGGTCAGCATCGCCGCCTGCCGGCCAAGCGTGTAGAAATGCCAGTCCCGTCCGCCCCAGCGGATGATGTTCTCGTGCACCCAGACGATATCGAAGTCCTTGGGCTTCCACGCGTCGTGGTCCTTGCCCGGCACGCGTCCCGGCTCGCGTGCCCGTCGCGTTGTGTCATCGTCGATGTCCGTCGCCGATCGCATGGCGGAGTCCGGCATCGGGAACCACTCGCCCTTGTCCATCATCTCGCGCACGTCGGAGACATACATTGCGATCTGATAGATGAGGTAGGGCGATGCTTCGACGACATTGCGCCAGTCAGCGCCGGGTTCGAAGCGGATATTTTCCATCGGGATCAGGTCGACAACGGGCTTGTCGTGGACCTTCTCAATGTCGTCCTCTTCGCGGATCTGGATCTGGCCATCCGCGCCGCGCAGCATCGCGCCCGTGTGGGGGTCGATCGCCGGCACGATCCGCGGGCCATGGTTGACCTCCTCGTACTTCCAGTAGGCTTTCGCCGCACACAAACCCATGACCTCGCCATCCTGGCGCGCACCGACCAGGGTGAGGAACCACGGAATACCGCCCTCGCCCGTCGGCTTGGTCAGGCGGTATTGGAGCAGTTCTTGAAGGACGGCGGCGCTTGCGACCTGTTCCTTGTTATCCTCGTCAGCGGGCTGGATGTTGACGACGTCCTCGTTAGAAAAGAACGCCGCCGCCGTCTGCGCCTCCGACTTCCGCACCATGGCTCTCGACTTCGGCCGGAACAGCGTCGTGCGATGGCCGTATTCGCGCGAGTAGTACTTGCTGTCGATCGAATGCAAGGATTGGAAGGCGCGGAGGCTTTCGGTCCAGCGGGCGCGTTTGCCACTGTTGACCCAGTTGGTTGACGCTTCGTAGCAGTCGCGCGCGAGCTTCTGTCCTTCCTCGGGGGAAAGATAGCCACGGCGCGCGCCTCGATCGCCAGGAGCATCGGGTTCCCACCCTCCCGGACCATCCTGGATAGAGGGAGGCGTGAGTTCGCCGTCAGGCATTTGCCACCGTCACAGCCACCCCACAACAAATACCCCATCCCCTGGAATCTCGGTCATCAGCACCAACCCCGTCGCCGAGAAAATGCCCGTCGGATCGCCGTCCGTGTCCTTCAATCCGCTACCGTCCACATAATTGGTCGGCCACAGATTGTTCATGAGCATGGTCGTGCCAGGCGAGGTCGCGTCGTTGAACCAAAAGTCGTTGAGGTACGGCTGCGTGGTCACCGAAAACGAGGTAATCGTCGCGGTTCCCAACACGACCAGACTTTGACCTGTGAATGTCCCGGAACCAGCCATGTCAGCCTCCTGCGTGAAAGGCTGTGCTAGGCCCCGCCCACCGTCGCCGTGCCTGTCGTCTGCACCGTGACGCCAACCCTGCACACGAGCCCGACGGGCGTTGCCGGGCCGCCGTACTTGAAGCCGCCCGGCGTCACGTAATCGGACGGCCAGATGCAGTTCGAGAGCTCAGCATCCCCGGGCGATGCACAGTCATGCACGCTCGCCGGAACCGTCGTTGGCGTCACCGTGTGCGAGAAACTGGTGATCGTCGCGGTGCCGGTCACGATCGTCGATTTCGGACCTTTGGTCGTGCCATTCCAGGCCATTAGTGTCGGCTCCTTTCCACAATCCCCTCCAGCCGCACGCCATGCTCGATCGCCAACATGCGCCAGCGCTCAGGCGCTCGATCCCGCGGGAGCCCATAGCGCTCGAGGATCTCGCCGCCAGCCTGCATCACGCGCTGATGCGCACCTGGCGCCATGAGCGTCGCCAAGTGCAGCAGGTAGCCGTACCCATTCACGTCCGGATCATCCTCGACCATCAGCCGAATCGTGACCGTGCCGCCGTCGTATGAAACGCCCACCGCCCAGTCATAGCCAGGGTAGTGCTTGGTCAGGTCCTGCCCGACGGCGAGGCACATGTCCTGCTCGGTGAGGGCGTGTTCGCCGTAGGATTGGAGGTCGATGGAGAGGGTGTCGGTCACGGCATTTCCACCACGCCACGCAGCCGTTGCCGGAGCCTGCTAGCGATCTTGTCTGCCATCTCCACCGTCATGTCGGCGCCGATGGCATCGTCCTCCGACATCATCTCGTAAATGATCTTGGAAATTGCCTGTTCCGACAGATCAAGCGCTGTCGAATGATAAGGCTTGCCTCCCCAATACCACCAGTTTTCACCGCCAGCAATGAGTCCTTGGCTGCTCTCCGTTACGATGGCAACCGGCTTCATCAAGGATTGCGGTTCGCGCCAGACCATCTATTTGCCTATCAGCGACCAAGCCACCAGCAAAAAGCCGAAGCAGGCCATTGCGCCAATCGCTATTCCCACAAAGTGCATCAGTCCCACGCCAGCGAGAACGTGCCGCCGCCGCTCGCGAACGACAGCCCAGCGAACAGCGGCCAATCCAACGTCGTCACGGCGCCTACCGCCATGCCGCCAGAACCCACGCTCCAGATCGTACCGGACCCCGAGGCCGTGGACGTGCTGTCGTTGATGTAGGCGGCGGCCGTGTTGGTCGCGACGCAGACGATCTTGCGGAAGTAGCCCAGCGGCATGGACGCAGGCGAAACGCTGCCCGGGGCCTTCAGCGCCGCAACGTTCGTGGAGACACTGTTGAGCGTCGCATTGGCGCCTATAACCCGGACATCAGCCGTCATGCCGTGTCTCCGGCGAAAGTGTTCCGGCGGTCGTGACAGGTTCGGCAGAGGATGGAGGCTCTGTCGGCACTACCATCCCCGCATCCCCCACTGGGGACAGCGGCTCCTGCGCGAACTGGCTCGGCGCCGGTTCGGGCGCTACGGTGGCCGCAGCAGCGCCAGCCATCGCGCGGAACGTGTTGCGCCCCATCTCGACGCCCGCGTCTTCGTCTGGGTGCGTGTCCCAGTTGCGAATACGATTGCCGAGCGAGTGGAGCGCCTCAAACGCGGCGCGGGCCATGGCTTCGATGTCGAGGGTCACTTATGCCCCCTGAACCCGAACTCGCCCCGATCCGTCTTCATCTTCGCGACCTTTCCTGGCGGGTGTTTCAGCGGCGACGCGGCTGGGATGGCGGTGAGCTTGTGCAGCTTGCGATCCGCCTTGGCGTCGATCTTGTGCTCTTCGGCGGTGGACATGCGGCCGGCTTTCACCGCCTGCGTGGCGCGTGCCTTCGCATTGGCTGCATGGCTGGCGTCGGGTATCGGGTACGAGCGGTCGGGCCCGGCGAATGTCGAGGCCGGAAGCTTCGCCCGCGCCTTGGTGGTGAGAACTGCCATTAATCCGCCCTTCCCTGCCGCACAAACCCATCCCGCATCGGCTCGGCCTTGTGCGCCTTCATGCGCCGATGCGCCGTGCTCTTGCTCGTGCCGAATTCTTTGGCCACGCTCGCGATCGTCTGGCCTGCCGCATGGCGTTCGGTCATGTGGTGGCCTTGCGGGGTGGGCTTGGCCGCCTTCGGCAGTTTCCCCCCCGGATCGGCGTTGGCGAATTCCTGTCCCACCTTCTTCGGAATGCCTAGCGTCGAATGGCCATGCGCTGCTGCCTCCATGGCGCGGCGCTGCTTCTCGGAGACGGGTGGCATCGGCAACTCCTATCCAAACGAGCCTTTTATTGTTTCGCCTCGGACATGCTCGGGTCCGGCGAGGGCCAAGCTAGGGTCTTAACGCCTATACGGGGCAGCCACGGCTTGCCGCGCATCCCGTTCAGTACTCCCCTGCTGACATAGGCCACACCCCTATGCCGATTCGCTGTCCCTCTCGACTCGTCGCCGTGCCGCAGCTGTAGGCGTATGCACCGGCCGTAGCGTTGCTGCCATCTCGCGCCCATGCTGCAGCGCGCCTCTCTCGTCCGGAAACGCCATCTCCCAGAGGCTTGAGAAGCCGTCATCCCACTCGATAAGGACGCCCCAGCCGCCACGATCGTGGAAGGTGGTGATCTTGGTCATCGATCCGCATAAACTGGCGGCGTCGTATCCTCGGCCGAATAGAGCGCCGGGGGTACGATCTCCATGTCGTAGATCCGGGACGTAGCGTCGATCAGGTCCTTTCTCTCGCCAAACGGAAACGTCCTGTACTCCTCGATCAGCGCCAGCGTCACGTCATAGATCCGCCCGTCCTGGTCCGTCGAGCGAATCGCCTTCGCGACGAGGTCTGCCGAGCCGGCCTGCACCGTCGCCATCTGCAGCTTCGTCAGCCCCTCCACCGGGCGAAATTCAATCTCCCCGAACAGCTTCGACTCCTGGTCCGTCTCAACCCGCCACACCGCAGGCTTGCCATCATGCCACACGGCCAGCGGCAGATAGAAACGCGAATTGCGGAAGTCCGGT